ACGGTTTATAGTTGGATCAGTAGGAGGTGCAGGTTCTAATAGTTTTGGCCCACCGCTTACGTACTGATTTCCTCTACCACGCAAGTCAGGTTCTGAAAGCGGACTTGGTGACTGATCGTATCCTGTTTCTGGATCTGTAAATGCAACTGGTTCGCTATTTTCGCCAATATCTCCGTTTGAAAATATTACAGATTCGTATGCTATACTCATAGCATTTTCGTTTAAGCCGCTGCCATCTTCGTATGCTACATCACCGTGATTCCATTGTGTAACTATTGGGTTTACTAATGTATATGCAAAATATTGCTGTCTAGATAGTTGATATATTGTAATACTATTAAAGAAAGGACCTATGTTTCCTGTGTTTAATCCGTATTTCGGAACTGTTGGGGAATACTTATCTCTAGATGCATAAGGTCCAGCAACTATTGCACCTTTTTGAGGATTATGTCTTCCGTCTAAAAAGTTATACTTGTAATACTCTTCAAACAATGCCCTAGTAAGACCTAAGTTATCATCATGAAAAGTAATGTTTACATCTTGATAATCTATTCTTGTTTGAAACTGTTTAATACGATTGTATTGTTTTTTGTTTTCTACACTTATTCTAAAACTTGGTAAGTCGGCTGATTTAACCAATACACCTAACTGTTTTTGAAATGCAAATGAATTTACAGTTGCGCTATTACCTATTTCTGGAGAAGGTTCAAACAAACAATGGTAAAGAAACTTTGTTTTAGGTGCAAATGCTAAGCCGTATTCGTAGTAAAGATTTCTGGCGTGACGCCAGTCTCTTAAATGAATATCATTACTTGCTCTGGTATATTGTGATTGTACTACTGCCATAATAATATTTATCTAATAAAAAACGGGAGTCTCAAAAAGAAACTCCCGTTAAATAATGGCAATACTAAAAAGAGTATTAAGTGCCTTGGCCTGATACTATTTCGCCGCCTGTGCTGCCTTGTGTATTTCTTGCTGTTGCTATACCAATACCATCTGGTGATCCTGCGCCGCCTGCGCCATACTGGACAGCATTGTCATAACGAATAGCTAATGCAATAGTAACTGGCTCGTTAGTTGCATAGTTTAGTGCATTATAGTTTGCACTTTCTAAATAACAACCTACTAACTCAAACGCATCTAGTACGTTTGCGTTGTAGCCGCCGTTACCACCGTCTAAGATTTCAATCTTTGTAGTAAACTTATAAGTACCTGATGATACAGCACTTGACTGTTCGAAGAAGTCAAACTGTCTTTGAAGCTGTCCGCCAACAATCTTTTGTACATTGTTGTTTGCATCATCACGTAGGTTGATTGTAACTGGCTCCCATGTGTGCTTACCTGCAAGATATGTTCTTGAGTTATAAGCATCAATAGTCATTTGTTCAAATGACACATTTGGTCTAGTAACATCAATTACGTTTTGTGTTAGGTCTCTTGTACCATTGGTGCTAACACCGCCACCAAATCCTGTGAACAATACACGGAAACGATATTGTAGCTTAGGCATCAATATCGAACTATTTGTATTTGCGCCTCCTGTTGGTACACTAATATTGTCTAAAGTTGTAATTGCCATTATAATCTCCTATTACAGTAGTATTTATGCATATTTGGACGGGGTTTATTCCCCGTCCATTAAATACGCACTTAACCTAGTGCTGCAATCTCTCCTGTGTTCTTAATACGCAACGGTATGTAGATAAACTCGATAGCTTTTACTGGCTCAATAGCAATGTCTAAGTATAGTTCATTTCTATCAATCCTTGCTGGAGTATTGTTTGATTCATCACATACTGATAAGTAGTCATAAATCGCTCTTAGACCAACTAGTTCTAGTAGCAGAGCATCTGCTGCTGCTTTAACTTGATCACGTGTGATCTTGTCATTTGGTTCAAACAAGTAAGGTCTTGCAAGAAGTTCTAGTTGTCCACGTAGGTAAACTGTTAGTCTTGCTACGTTGATTCTGTCTAGCGCACTTGCGTTTCTAGCACGAGTTTTCTGACCAAATACAACTAGTCCTGCTCCATTAATAAATGTAATCGGGTTAATATTGTTGCTGTATAGTGTGTCACGTTGTCCAGTGTTAAGTGAAACAGTTTGGAACTCGCCTTCACTTGTAACATATCCTGAACTTGTTGCGTTTGTAACACCGCCACGTCTTGTACCTGCTGGTGCAAACCACGGATAAGCAACTTGGTCGTTTAGTATGATAGTGCGTAGTGCCATATGACTTGGTGGAACAACAACATTGTTTCCTAAGTTGTCGCTTGTGAAGCCCCATGGATAATACATACCTAAGTATTCATCACGGCTAACTGCACCATCATCATTATCTTCAACTGCGCCAGCAACGTTAGTTGCCCACTCATTTAGTGAAGTTGCATCTGGTGTTAGTCTTGCTGGTGTATCACCAACAACAAACGCTGTTAGACGTCTGTCATAGTTTAGACTAATCATTTCGCCGATTAGTTCTGAATAACCTGGGCAAGCAATCAAGTTAAACTGACGTGATTCTTCATCTCTAATATCAACATTGCTGTTAACTTCTGCTTGTAGAGCCTGTACAACAGTCTTGCGTACTGCATGACGTCCAAATGTACCTGATCCATCTTCGTTGTTACCTGAAGCAGTAACCCAACGGTTTGCATAGTAACCGCTCATTGATTCATCTTCTAAAGAACCACTTGCACCAATAACTTGATAACGCCCGTTGTCACCTGATGTATCAATATAGTTACGACGGAATTCTTTAACATTAAATCCGCTTCTACGCATGTTCCATAGCAACATACCTTTTGGATATAGTGCTGGATCTGGAGCATCTGGATCTAAGTAGTCACTTGTTAGTAGATCTACAATATCAGCTGCTGCTGAGTTAGAACCTGCATCACTCCAACGTGCATCTGCAAACAATACACCATTATCAGTTGTTTGATCTGTGATATCTCTTTGTACCCAACTTTCTAGTACAGCGTTATAAATGTAAACACCTGGATATTCTTCAATAGTTGAAGTATCAATCCAAACATCGCCATCTACTAGTGCTGTTCCGTCTGACTGTTCAGTAGGTTCAGTTGCACTTACAATCGGTCCTTCTGGATCACAGTCTGCATAATCTGAACTAAAGTTTTGGTATCCAACCCAGTTGCTACCATCATGAATCATCATGTCAACTTCGTCTACAACAGAACTATACCAGATCTTACCATCTTCAGTAAGACTTGATGGAGCATCTTCACTAGCTGTGTAGCTTAGTTCTTTCCATAAGCTGATTACATAGTCATACACATCATCGCCTGTTGGAGCATCATAAAAGTTTGCTGTTCCTTCTTCGGTAGTGTAATTATATGCTGCAAAACCTGCTAGTGCGATCAATCCATCTGTATCATCTACACGAATCTCACCGCCTAGTTTGTGTTCAATAACTACTTTATTTGTGCTATCAACATAAGATACAATATTTGTAAATCCTGCTGCGTTGATCTCACCTGCAATAACATCAGCGTCTGCACTTGCTGCTGTTGTTGTTACAGAAATAGTTTTTGGTGTACCTAGTGCATTATCGTTTGCAACTGTTTCTGCAAGATCAAATGTATATGTGCTTGCTGTAAGTTGAGTAGTAATCTTAGCACTCTTTGCAGAAGTAGCGCCTGTTCCATTACGAACATAAATCTTAAAGTTTGAAATGGATGGGTCTTCTTCTTCTACGTTTGCTTTTACAAACAAATCACCAGCTCTTAGTGCTGTACCGCCTGTTTTATCAAGATCGTAAATAGCACCTTCAGCTGTTGTATACATAGGAGCATCTATGGAGTTCCATAGTTGAGTATCTTCATTATATTGTTTAACACTAAACTCTGCTCCACCATTTGGATTGGTTGTTTTAATCCAAATGCTGCCTGTTGGTGCAGGATCTGTGTCAGTTGACTTAAATGCAGGTACACTTGTATGTGATTGAATGGCTAGCTGCGGTGACTGGTATGTTTTTTCAACAATACCTAATGCACCAGCGTCAGATGCAGTGTCTGACGGTCCAGTTAATGTTCCAACACCGCCTTCGATTTTTAGTTTGCCGTCGGCTGTTGTCCCGCCGCCACCTTCGTCACTAATAGCTGCACTTGTTGCATATATTTCTAATGAACTGTCTACAACTGCTGCTGCAACACCTGTAATGCCAGCAGTGTTAATAGCTGTAGCCATATCTGAAATAGTTGTACCACTTAATAGTACTGTTGTTTCGTTGATTAACATAGTGTCGCCATTTTGCAGAGTTGGATTTGTATTTGCGCCACGTACTGTGTAGTGACTTGCCTTCCATGCATCCGAACCAACTTCAACCCATGTACCTGATGATCCTGCTAGTGTGTTTGTACCAGCTGTTTTGTACCACAAACGATTCATTGTTGTTGTTGCATCTACAGCGTAATTTCCGATTTGACCGATTGAAGTCTTTGGAGCATCTGTAATGCTATCAATGTCTGATGTTTCAGTTACAACAATCCTTGTCTGTGCTGTGAATGATTGTCCGCCTGTTGTTGATAGCGGTGCTGCATTCCATTCTAGAATGCCGAAACTTGTGATTTGTGTATCAAACCAGTTTGCGCCGTCTGCTGGCTCGCCTTCTGGAGCAGTTGCACTAGGATCTAGTTCTCCTAGATCTAAGTCTGCTCTTACAACGTATACTGAGTTTGTTACACCTAATAAACTGTATGCTGCTTGAAGTCCGTATTCGTTTTGCTCGCCTGCATGGATCATGTTACCATTGTTATCAGACTTGAAGACCGGATCTCCAAATGTTTCTCCTAGCTCTCTTTGACTAGTGATTAAATATGCTCGTCCAGCATTAGCTTTCGTTGTACCAGGAGCAATACCCGATCCTGAACTACTTGTCTTATTGCTGGCAGAAGCAACAAATATTACAGGAACTGTGCCTGCTGCTGCTGGGGTGTAAAAACTTTCGTCAATTACGTTAACCTCTACACCGGGTGATACTAATGCCATTTTATTTCTCCTATAGGATAGTGTTCTGCTACTGTATTTACCACTTGTAGGATAAAAATACTGGATAATAGCATAGAAAAAGGGACCGAAAAGGTGAGGTAAATATGTATATGAGACCTTTATGTAAATGTGGGCAAAGGCCTGCTGCTATAAACTATAAAAAAGATGGCAAGATCTACTATAGACGTCTATGTGAAAAATGTTTACGTAATGGTGTAGGACACGGTATACCTAAATGGAAACAGCGTGGTTACGAGAAAAAGGATGAATGCGAGAAATGCGGCCACACTAGCAAACATCCTGAGCAGTTTAATGTATTTCATATTGACGGAGATTTGAACAACTGCCGTCCTACAAATCTAAAAACTATTTGTGCTAACTGTCAGCGTATTCTGCAGAAAACTGGAGTGCGGTGGAAGCAGGGAGACTTACGCCCTGACTTCTAAAAATAGTACGCATTAGAATATCGACATTCTTTTGTAGTCTTTTTAAATCGCCATTGTTATCAATAGTATAATCACACATCCACTGTTCAATACTCATCGAGCTAGGATCTTCAGTAGGCAGGTGATCACAACGATCTACCCAAATAGCATAATCAAATATTTTTTCATTTTGCATTGCAAAAAACTCACGCTTGTTTCGTAAGCCGCAGTAAATATCATGCTTTGCAAACAAGTTACGGCCAAGACGTGCTAAATCATCTTTACAATAGTCGTGAATCATATTATACCATTCAGTGCGGTGATTGTGTCTATCTGCATAGCACTCTTCTTCACTTGAATAGTTATATTTTTCTTTTAGATCGTTATAGATAAACAGTTCAGAACAAAACTTAGAACTTGATTCAAAGGTATAACCGTATGCCTCTAGCATTTCACATACAGTATCTTTGCCATGTCTGCCGTGGCCAACAACTAAAAGTTTAGGTAACATTTAAAATCCTTTATACAATATTTTTATATTATACGAGGATTTAGACAGTTTGTCAACCGATTAAAAAGCTATAGCCTACGCCGCCGCCTATTTGTGTAGATACTTCAGCATCAAGTTTTTCCATTTCTTGCTGTGCTTCTGCTTTAAGTGCATCACCGTTAAGTGTTGATCCACCTTGCGGACCTGCAATAGTAGCAAACTTTGAACGTGCTTCGCCTAGCATATACTTACAACTTGCAAGTGTATAATCTTTAATCCATTGTTTTGCTAGATAGTCGTCAAGTAGTTGACTATCTGGACGATAGTTATAGCAGTATAACAATAGGTCTTCTTCTGCTCTAGGACGTTGTAGTAGTGTAAGTTTTTTGCTTGTAGTGTTCCATTTAAACTCAATAAATGATCCAAACATACGTCCAACAAGTTCTTGGTGTTGTGCAAATAAATCATATGTTGCTAGTCCGCCTAGTTGTGAACTAGACAGCAAATATGTGTTTGTATATGCAAGATTAAATGGTTCAAAGATTGTGCCGCCATCGCCACCACCGGTTCTAGAACCTACACTTCTACGGAATATTTTACGAACTTCAATAACTTCATTAGGAAGTGTGTAGTCATTCTGATCAATGACTGTTGTCATAAACAAGTATGATTCTTCAACACTATTGTCTGAACGTTGTCTAAAACGTGTCAGTGCTTTTGTAAGTGCAGTTTCGTAGTGGATTGGATCTAGTTCAACATCAACCATTCCGCCACCTAGCATTGCATTTACATAATCAAAAATCTCTTGTTTTTGTGTTGCTAAGTCTGCCATATAGAAGTTCTCCGTATTGTATTTATCTAACGATAAATATGTATATGCCAAGACTATCTTTATATAAACCAGAACGCGGCAATGATTATCATTTTATAGACAAACAAGTCTATGAAATGTTTACTATTGGCGGTACTGATATCAATATTCACAAATATATAGGACCAAACGCTCCTTCAGAGGAAGATAGAAGTTCTACACAGCCAGAGTATGATGTTGTAAAAGAAACAAATATTCAAGATTTGTTATTTTTAGAAAATAGAGATAGAAAGTATGATCCGGATGTTTATACTACACGTGGTATATACAACGTTCAAGATATAGACTTTGACCTTAGTGCATTTGGTTTATTTTTAAGCAATGATACACTTTTTCTTACAGTACACATTAATAGTATTGTAAAAACAATAGGACGCAAGCCTATGGCAGGTGATGTTATCGAGTTGCCTCATTTAAAAGACGAATATGCACTTAACGACTATGATATTGCACTAAAAAGATTTTATGTTATAGAAGACGTAAATCGTGCAGCAGAGGGGTTTTCACATACTTGGTATCCGCACTTATATCGTTTAAAACTTAAACAAATATACGACGGACAAGAATATGCAGAAATACTCGACTTACCAGCAGCAGAAGGTTCAGACACTACACTAAGAGATTTGCTATCTACATACGAAAAAGAAATGCAAATAAACAATGCTGTTGTTGCACAAGCAGAAATAGATTCACCAAAAAGCGGTTTTGATATTGATCACTATTATACTGTTGCTACAAATGATGATGGCTCAGTTGCACTTAAAACAGCAGACGAAACTGATTTAGATGCAAGTAATATTAGTATAGGTGCAGACGAAGTCACAGACAGACCTGATAGAGAAGGTTATACAGGTTATCTTGTTGGAACAGGTAGCGACACACCTAACGGCGCACCGTTTGGTTTTGGAATACAGTTTCCAAGAGACAAACAAGAAGGTGATTATTTTTTAAGAACAGATTTTTTACCTAACAGAATGTTTAAATATGATGGAACCCGCTGGGTAAAAGTACAAGACGACATACGTATGGAACTAAGTAATACATTAGAGCGTCAAACTTATAAGACACAGTTTATTAATAATACTAAAACTTCCGACATAGGTAGCGAACAAGTAGAAGAAAGACAAAGTCTTACGAAAGCACTTAAACCAAGGGCAGATAACTAATGCTTCATTTTTATGATGGACAAATAAGAAGATATACTACTCAAATGATGCGCATTTTGAGTAACTTTCCTGTCAAAGATGGAAAGGGCAATGTTAAAGATGTTCCTGTAATGTATGGTGATTTAACTAGACAAGTTGCAAACATTATTAGAGAGAACAGTGAAAACAAACTTCCTAGTGCTCCACGTATTAGTGTTTATATAACAGGCTTAGAACTAGACAAAGCAAGATTATTAGACGCTACGTTTGTTAAAAAATCTAATATAAGAGAACGTGCATTTAATGAAGAAACAGGCGAATACGAAAATTATCAAGGTAAAAACTATACTGTAGAAAGACTAATGCCTACACCTTACATTTTACGTGTTAATGCAGACATATGGGCAAGCAACACTGATCAGAAGTTACAAATACTAGAGCAAATATTAGTTCTTTTTAATCCAAGTTTGGAAATGCAAAAAAGTGATAACTTTGTTGACTGGACTGCTATTACTGTTGTAAACCTTGAAAATGTAAACTGGTCAAATCGTAGTATTCCTGTAGGCGTTGATAGTGAAATAGATATTGCAACACTTACATTTAGTGTTCCTATCTATATTAGTCCACCTGTAAAAGTTAAGAAAATGGGTGTTGTTACAAATATTATTACTAGCATGTTTGACGAAAATAGAGGAACTATTGAAGATGGTATTAGTATTCCTCAACTTAATCAGTTTGACGATGCCCCAGTACCTGGTGCAACAACTAACGAGTTTGGACAAAAAGCAAATACTATTTTAGCAAATGAAATGGCTAATGTAAACTATAATACTTATGGAGTATATTTAGAAAATGGTATTGCACAACTTTATGCGAACGGTAGAGTGGGATCTAAAAACTGGCAAGATATATTTGAAGCACTACCAGGTCAGTATGGAGCAGGCGTAAGTAGAATTTATCTTACAAACTTAGATACTGACGTCACTGTGACAGGCACGTTTGCTCAAAATCCATTAGACGATACACAAATACAAATAGACTTTGATGAAGATACATTTCCACAAGACACTATTATTGAAGGTAGAACTAGTATAGATTATATTATCGATCCTACAACATTTAATCCTCTTACACGACTAACTGACGGGCTAAGACTTCTTATACTCGAAGATATAGGTAAAGAAGGCCAAACTGTTCATGCTCAAGCATGGACAAACAATGATGGGACCGGTCTTGTTGCAAAAGCAAATGATATAATCGAATGGGACGGATCAAAATGGAATATTGTTTTTGATTCTAATGCAAGTTCTGAAACTACATATACTACAAATCTTAACACACAAATACAATACCGCTATGATAATGGTGATTGGCTAAAAGCTGTTGATGGCGATTATCCAGTTGGCACCTGGCGAATAGAACTAGCCGGCTAACTATTAGTATGGACAAGATTATATGCAGCGGTGCTCTCTTCTATACACGTAACACTAATCGTTTTTTATTTCTACACAGAGTAGGTGGAAAGAAAAGTGAAATGTGGGGCCTTGTAGGCGGCGGTAACGAAGCAGGTGAAACACCTTGGGAAGGCTTACAACGAGAAATAAAAGAAGAAATAGGCTTTCTTCCTGAAATCAAAAAAACACTTCCTCTTGAAAGTTTTATTAGTGCAGATACTAAGTTTTACTTTCATACCTATCTATGTATTGTCGACGAAGAGTTTATACCAAAACTAAACGACGAACATGACGGATATGCATGGTGTAGTTTTACAAAATGGCCTAAGCCACTGCATCACGGTTTGCGTAATACTTTACAAAGCAAAGTCAATCTAACTAAACTAGAAACTGTATTCCAAACTATTAATCTTCTTGACTAAAATATAAAGGTATAGTATAATAAAGCATGATTAGAGTTTATGGCGATATTATGTTGGACAGATGGATTATTGGCAAAGCCAAAAGAATCAGTCCTGAAGCACCTGTTCCTGTGCTTAAAGAAAGTGAACAAAAGTTTTGTCCCGGCGGTGCTGCTAACCTTGCACTTAATATTGCAAGTCTTAATGGAAATATAGCTATCTACGGAACTATAGCGCCAGACAGAGAAGGTTATAGAGTTATTGATTGTTTTAAACCTTATAACAAAATAGATTTTAGAGCAACACTTGATAGCAAGGTTACAACTACTAAAAATAGACTAGTAGGACAAGGCGGGCAACACATTGTACGTTGGGATCGTGAAGAACATTATACAGGCACGGAAGCATTTAATAGACTTATTAATGATCAAGTAACAAACGATCTTGTTTGTATAAGTGACTATAACAAAGGTACTATAAAAAAAGACACTGTGCCTACACTAGTTAAAAGAGGCTGCAAAGTACTTGTGGATCCTAAACAAGATCCTGAATACTATAAAGGTGCGTTTCTTGTTAAACCTAATATGAAAGAATACAAACAGTGGTTTGGCGATTTCCGTAAAGAAACTGCACTGCTAAAAATGAAAAAGTATAACTGGACTTGGTTAGTAGTTACAGACGGCAAGAATGGGCTTACTGTAATGAATGAAGATGGCAGAATCAAACACTATCAAGAACCTGTAAAAGAAGTAGCAGATGTAACAGGTGCAGGTGATACTGTACTTGCAGTTCTTGCATATTATATTCATCAAGATATAGATGTTTTTGACGCTGCTGCAAAAGCATGTTTTGCTGCTGCACGAAGTGTTGAATATAGAGGTGTACATGTTGTAACACATGAAGACCTTACTAAAGGTGTGGTTTTTACAAACGGTGTTTTTGATATACTACACAAAGGACACTTACAGTTATTAAAAGAAGCTCGCAGTTTAGGAAATAAACTAGTTGTTGGTGTTAATACAGATGCTAGTGTACAAAGATTAAAAGGTAGCGATCGCCCTATAAATGATGTGCAAACAAGAGTTGCACAACTTGAAATGTTACCTTGGGTAGACGAAGTAGTTACATTTACAGACGATACTCCTTATGAGTTAATCAAAACTATACAACCCGACCTAATAGTAAAAGGTGGCGATTATACGGTAGAACAAGTTGTAGGACATGATATTGCGCCTGTGCATATTGTTCCTACTGTAGACGGCTATTCTACAACAAAGTTGATTGGAGAAATAAATGGATCTTAATCTTATAGTCATAGATAACTTTTTACCAGATCCTGACAAGATTAGAAACTTTGCTCTCAAACAAACGTTTGCCGGAGCAGGAACTCATCCAGGTGTTAGATCTAGATGGAAAAGTGAACCTTATAATCAATTTCTTGAAGAACAGTTTATTTCTATATTCGGTAAAAAACCTATACACAAAATGGCTAGTAAACAGTTTCAGATAGTTACGTCTGCAGAAGGCCCTGAAGATAACTGGATACACCACGATTTAGAGCCGTGGGCAGGTGTACTATACTTGACACCCGATGCACCCATTGAATACGGAACAAGTCTTTATAGGCATAAAAATACAAAAATAATGTACGGGCGCGATAACACTACCGAAGATCATTTAAACCCAAACGAGTGGGAAGAAATGGCAAGAGTAGGAAATATCTATAATAGATTGATTCTTTATAACGGAGAAATATATCATAGAAGTACTACTACAGGATTTGGAACAAAACTAGAAGATTCTAGGTTAACACAAGTTTTCTTTTTTGAATTAGAGGATATTAATGAAAATACTAGTAACGGGTCATAAAGGATTTATCGGTTCAAATCTTGCATTATATTTGCAGGCACAAGGACACGAAGTAGAAGGTTGGGATTATATTCCTAACACTATTCCAGATCCTAGCGGATATGATTGGGTTATGCACATCGGTGCAAACAGTAGCACAACAGAAACTAATGTAGACTTTATTATGGAACAGAATCTTGAACATAGTTTACGTTTGCTACAAGCATGTGATATGATAGGTGTTAACTTCCAATATTCATCAAGTGCAAGTGTGTACGGACCTACTGAACACTTTACAGAAAATGGTCCTTTACAGCCACAAAGCCCTTATGCTTGGACAAAATATTTGTTTGATAGATTTGTTACACAAAATCTAGAACACTTTCAAGTTATTGTTCAAGGCATGCGTTATTTCAATGTATATGGTGCAAATGGCGAAGAACAAAAAGGCGATATGGCTAGTCCTTATACTAAGTTTACAAAGCAAGCCAAACAAGGCAAAATCAAAGTATTTGAAAACAGTGAAAACTATAAGCGAGACTTTGTATGTGTAGAAGATGTGTGTAGGGTACACGAAAAAATGCTAGGTGTAGATCAATCAGGAATCTACAATGTAGGAACAGGCACAGCAGAAAGTTTTGAAACAGTAGCAAGAACTATTGCAAAAAAATACAATGCAGATATTGAATATATTCCTATGCCTGAAAACCTTAAAGGTCAATATCAAAAATACACCTGTGCAAACATAAACAAGTTAACTAATAATATAGACGTTGATTGGACTAACATTAAGGATTATATAAATGACAGATAAGCCAACTAGACTACAAGGTGCAGTACAAAAAGGATGGGGATATGAACTTATCTTTGCCACTAACGACAAGTATTGCGGTAAGATTCTTTTCTTTGAAAAAGCAGGTTCAAAGTTTAGCATGCATTTTCACAAAGAAAAAGATGAAACTTGGTTTGTAAACAGCGGTAAGTTTAAACTACGTTACATCAATCCAAACAATGCTACACTTATGGAACAGGAACTAAAAGAAGGTGATGTATGGAATAATCCTCCGTGTTTGCCGCATCAACTAGAAGCACTTACTGACGGTGCTAGTATTACAGAAGTAAGCACACCGGATTCAGTTGAAGACAACTATCGTATTATTCCAGGCGATAGTCAAAGTAACAAAGAAGAAGAAACTCCAAAAGATGAATAATATGTGGGGTCCTCAAGGACAAGATGATCTAAGCAAATATACAAAGTGTGTAGTTGGTATAGATCGCGACGGTACTATAAACAAAGACTTAGGAACATATGTTACTAGGCCGGGTGATTTTGTACCTATCGAAGGAAGTCTTGAGGCTCTTGCTATTATAAGATCAAAAGGACATAAAATTGCTATCATTACTAACCAAGGCGGTATTATGAAGGGCAGTTTAACTGTAGAACAGGTAGAACAAGTACATTCTTATATGTTCCAACTGCTAGGAGAAGCAGGATGTCCTAGCATAGACGCACTCTACTACAGCACAAGCAGTATGAAAGATGATATCTATGCAAAGCCTAATATTGGAATGTTTCAACGCTGTGAAAAAGAAAATCCTCAAATAAAGTTCAAGCAAGGATTCTATGTAGGTGATAAACTAAACGATTTAAAGGCTGCTGTAAAAGCAAGAGCAAGACCTGTGCTTGTAAGAACAGGTTATGGTTCAGAAACTGAAAAAGAACTCAATAAGTTTACCTACAAAAAGCTCAAAAAACAAACCTATGTGTTTGATAATCTATTAGAGTTTGCACAGGCACTTTAAGCCTGAGCTTCACCCCATCTTAGAATAATATTTGCATCAATTGATGTGCCAGTAACCTTATACACGTTGATAGCAAGCACATCCGGACCATTCGGAAATGTACCTCTACCACCTAGTGTAGTATTTGTAAGTTCTTTTAGTTGATTTAAACTAAGAACTGAGCGTTCTCCTGGGTTAGCAATAAACGAAAATACAGTTTCACCTGGCTGTGCATAAGGTGGTTCAACAAACTCAAACTCGATTGTTCCTGAACCTGCTGCAAATGTACCTGAGAAACTGTTGTTAAATCTAACTTCGTAGAACTCTGTGCCGCCGTGGTTTAAAGGTATAATCTGAGATATCAATGTTCCAGCTGGGAAGTTAACACTTCCGCCTGTTTGTGTAACTCCTGTACCAATAGTAGCGTTAGTACTGTCAAAAGTAGTTTTTGTTAAATAAACAAAGTTTCTGTTAGATAAGTTACCACCAAATGTAAATGTAAAGTCATCATCATATCTATCATCAGGGTCAGCCGACACTGTTATTCTGTAGTCGTTGTCATTTTGTCTATACTGAATACTTTGTACAGTAACACCGTCGGCTGCATCATAAACAGTATCTCCACTTGAGTTAGTTGAACTAACAATAGCACCCCGTACAACTGGCCCTGAAGTTTCATAGTCAATAGCATCAAAATCAATTTCATCGTTTTTGCCGTTGTTTTCGTTTGTTGGCATTGTCACTGATAGAGTTGCAATAGCTGTTGCCGATGCAGTTGTTGCTGCTGCGCCTGTTGACCAAGTTACAGAACCACCTGCTGCAACTTGAGCAAAGCTAGGTTGTCCACCTTGGGCTTCTGTACTTAGTGTCTGCCAACCAATATTTGCTGGGTTTGTTGGATAGTTCTTTGGATTTAACACACCTTCAATAACAATACCGCCGGTTCCTGTATCCGAAGTACACTCAATACCTTGTAATAGTAACTGGGCACGGTTTAGGAGTTCTCGTTCTCCTAAATCTCCAATAATAGCGTTAGAAACACTAGGTGCTAGTCGAATCAAAAATGCTGTCTGTTTAGTTGTAGTAACAGGAACACTAGATTCAGTGTAAGAGAAAATGTAACCGCGGTCTTCGTCAAATCCGCCGTCTGTAATAAACGCACTACCCCAGTGTGATATAAGTGGAGTAATAGTTTGTGATATTAGTATAACACCAGTTTTATTACTATGTGATGCTGCATTTCCTGCTGCATAAGCTCTTGTTGCGCCTGCTTGGAAGTTTGTAAGAGTACTTCCTCTTGTAAGCCCAGTAAGTGTGTTTGTTGTCTTATTATTTCCTGTAAATCTAATAACTTCGTTGTCGATGTATAAAGTACCTGTAGTTGGGAAGAAACTTGAATCTTCTAAAACAAGACTTGTTTGGGTTGCATCTATATCTGCCACAAGTTTACCTGGAGGACCTTCATTAGAAACTTCATAACGTACAGGTAAGTTACCTGAACGCATAAATGCTTCAGTGTTTACGTTTGAGTTACGCATTCTATGTGCAAACACAAAATTACCATCTGAACCACGTACCATAAAGTCAATGAAACCAGCACCATACCATGAGTATTGAATACCGATCATTTGCATTTTAGCATGATCAAAGTTGTAGTTGCTCGGTCCTGTACCATCTAGGCTATCTAAGTTAAACTCACTTTGTTTTACTTTTTTGTCAGTGATTAGCATCGCTTTTGCACCACTAATATCAACTACGCCTCTAAAATCCGGAGTTACATACATTGTATCTTGATCAACAATGTTAGAAATAACATGTGTCATACCTTTGATGATGATCCTATCGCCGGCTTTTAGCTGATCTCTAAATCTTGTATTTGTACCTCTTACTTGGCTATCGTCTACAGTCATAGCAATAGTACCTGCTACTTGTTTTGTACCAGTACGCTGTACTACGCTTAGTTGTGTTCCGTCGTATTCCCAAAAAATTCCGTTTTGATCGTCAAAAATACCAGAACGTACTGTAGCACCATGCCAACTAACGACACTCATTTGTGCTGCAAATCCTAGTACTGCACTTGTTGCTCCTAGTCTACGCTGTGCTTCAACTTCAAAAGTTCTTTCGTCAACTACTCTAGTAACTGTATAATCAAACTTCGGTTCGTGATAGCTTTCTGTACCGCTATTGTAACCTTCAGTTTCAACGCCAATCAATCTAATAACGCCGCCAGCTTGTACACCGTGGTCATTATCGTCTGTAACTATAGTAATAGTTGATCCTACTTCTACTCCGTCTGATGTTACACTACGCAAATCATAACTTGGTGCAAATAGCGCACCAGTTGTATACATAATACCTTTACCAGACTGGTAACGAATATAGTTTTTACTTTGACGTATTGCTTGCGAACCGTGTTGTGGACCGCCTGTACCAAGCTGTACACCTCCATCATATGGTCTATGTGTAAAGAATGCATCTGGTCTTGGATATACTACTCCGTCTAATTTTATTGTAGCAGCATCTATATTTCCTGCTGCTCTTGCTTGGAATGTAAGAGAATCATCTGTTGGAATATCCGTTGCAATGAATGAACCAGCTGCTAGGTTATGATTGTTAGCACCATCATCTGATGTAACTGTTGTAATAAATGTATCTCCAGGTACAAGTCCGTGATTATTTGGAAAAGTTACATTTAATGTAGCTAATGCACTAAATGTTATTTCTTCTAATGGAAGTATATCACCTGTGGTAGCCTCTGACATTGTTACAGTAGCAATGAAGTTTGCTGATTCTCCTGTTACTGCTGCTTCGTAGTTTTCTGTTACTGTAAGTATTTCACCACCTGTGTCAACACTTGCTACTACGATTTCTAAATCATGTAATGGAGATTGTCCACCAAGGAGGTCTCCTGTAATAATCATTCTATTGCCGTTGGTATACAGTGTACCTTGGTCAATAACAGTTACAGAATATGCACTTGCTGATCTAACAACATCAAATGTTGCACCGTCTCCTTCAGGTAACTCGTTAGTACCTCCAACTGAAGTTACACTACCTGTATCTGTTATAGCTGTACCAGCTATAGTTGCTCCTGTAATAGTTCCACTAGCATCTACTGTACTAACTGTAATAGTTGCATCGTTTGTAGGTGTAGTGCCTCCTAAAGATGTACCTTCTATAACAAAAGTTTGGTTTGTTGCGTAATCAAAACCACCATCATCAATAGTTACAGAATATACTCCAGCTGCAATATCTATTGTAAATATAGCCCCTGTACCTGACAAGTTTGTGCCTGAAACAGCTAACTTTGTATCTGTGTTAGCTGCTGTACCTGAAACACTAACTGCAGATATTTCGCCAGATCCGCCGACATTATCAACTGTAATAATACAATCGTTAGTTGTTGTTACACCACCTAAGTTTGCACCGTCAATAGTAAATGTTTCTGTAGGCAAATAGTTTGAACCTGCAACATCAATAGAAGCACTATACACAGTACCGTTTCTAGTTACAGTAAACTCTGCACCCGAACCAGTTGTTCCGCTATATACGTATGTAATATCAACGTTATCAACACCATAGTTTACACTTGCATTCGGTGCTGTACCTGTTACTGTTGCAGCAGTAATACCTCCTGATCCGTCAACTGTTGTTACTTTAACTGTTGCATCATTTGTTCCTGATGAGCCTCCAAGAAAGTTATTACCATCAATAACAATAACATCATTTGCAGTATATGATTCGCCCGATGTATCTATAGTAACACTACCATATGTATTATCAGTATATGTAACATCAAATATTGAACCAAAACCTAATCCACCTTCAACAGGAGGTTGTTCTCCTGGTAAATTACCAGTTCCATCAAATGCTGTACCTGTTGCTGTAAGTGCATTAATAGAACCTAAGCTAAATATTCCGTCAACTGTAATAATAATATCATTATCGGGACTAAACCCGCCTACATCGCTACCTAATATGCGTATTTTATCCCCAACCTCGTATGCTTCACCTGCGTCATTTATGCCTGCGCCAACTGCTACAGTATATGTACCTCCGGTCCATGATACATCAAACTTTGCATTAAAACCAACGCCAGTTTCTGGAGCTGCTGATACACCGCTATAGGTAACAGTAGTACCTGAAATATCTCTTGTGAAGTTATCACTTATTGTAATATCTTCACCTATAATGTTTGTTATAAATGCTGCAACACCGTCACCTCTATCAATAGCTAAATCTGTGATAATACCTGTTGCATCTGTAACTGTAAATGTATTCGAACCATTAGAAATATCTTGTGCAATACCTGCTGTTAAATATGTACCGCCGCCTGACGATTGTGTAATAGATTGAGTAACCTGAGAACCTGTTGGGATATTTCCGCCAGCATGTACTAGTGGAGCACCTAGTTCTGGGGTGTTTCCATCATATGGTATTCTTGTTTCACCTGTTGGAACAGTTAGTTCTGCAACCATCGTTCCGCTAAAACCATTACTTTCAACAGTAAACACAGGGTTTGAACTTATATTTGAACCAGTATAAAATCCTGCTGCGCGAAGCTGAGTATATGTTGTACTAAGTACTTCGCCGCTTGTTGTGCCTACTTTTGCTTTTGCATAATATCTAAAGGATCGTGTACTAGGTGTTTCAACAATTACAAAACTACCTTCTGCTCTTGATGCTCCCGCTACACTATTTTCTAGTGCTTTGATTGTTATAGGCTTGCCTGGAGTAAATCCATGTGGTGAAACAGTGTTCACTGTTACTAAACTTTGACCTACTCCGCCTGTACCTGCTGATGCATCAGTAGTTACAGATGATACATTTAGTTCAGATCCTGGGACTTCATAAATACTAGGATAGCCGCGCATCATACCGATAGCAGACCATTTGGTAGGCTGTAGTCCGTACTCAAAGTCAGCGTCAAGCATTGATAGTGCAGGTGCAACACGCATACGTTCAATAGCATCTGTACCAAAGTCGTACGGTCTAGTTACAGTTAAACTTTTTCCGTTTTCTGTGTATTCAACAAATATTTGTAAATCATCATCTGCAGATTGCGAAGCAGTGCTTGCATTTAGCTTTAGAGTTGTAACGCCGTCTGTTGTTTGTAGGTACTTTGGAAAGTCAACGTCTTGTGAGTTATCTACAGTCTGTGCGTCTTTGACTTCAATAACTGCACCAGTGTCGTTGTTAGTAAAGTTGAATATAACGTCATTGGTTGTATTGTTAGTAATAAGAAGTATATCAGAAAGATTATACTTTCCTTGCATCTTAACATAACCAAATGTATTAGGATCAAGTGTTGGAAGCTGTCCTAATCCGTTTTCTATAACATCAACTAAAAATGTTGAAAGCGTAGTTATTGTAGTAGATGCACTTGCTTCTGCTGTTTTTGTTGTATCAATAACTTGGGTTTCGTCGCTTAAACTTGTAAATGCCGTATTTGTTAGAATATAGTTATTGATAAGATTTTTAATGTAAGTATGAGTTACTACCTCGGGCTGTCTATCACCGTCTAACTGAGATACAGAACCTTCCCAATACTTTTGGGCATATAATCTTGTTTTTTCGTTGCCGCCATAGCGTAGATCATTCTTGTAACTACTTAGTATAAAACCAATATCTCTTTCGCACTTGGATTGGTTGTAAGTGTACCCTATAAACGGTGCATTATCTGCATCTATTTCTTGCTGTATCCATGATATTGCTTCTGCAATAATATAGTTTGTATTACTGTCTATAAGTGAATACGCATTAGGAACAAGATTGTCTTTGTAGGACATTCCTGGACTAAAAACATAATTATCTATTTTTCTTTTTGCCATTTATTAACTTCCAAGTGCTATTGTTAATGCAATATCTTGCTGATCTACATATGCTTTGTTTGTTACATTATTTACCGTAGTTGGAACTTCTGTGACATCAGCATTGGTAAATGTTGCTGTTGTTGGTGTTGCAGATCCTATCACAGTATTATCTATTGTTGTATTTGCTATCGGTGTTTCTATACCTTCGCTAGTTATCTCTCCTAGCTTATTGCCATTAATAACTATAATAACCTTGTTAACTGCTCCAAGTGTAAGATTAGAAGCACTATCAAACTTTACATCGCCAGTGCTATCTAAAATTAAACTTCCGCCTAGATATAAATCTTTGGCAATGCTTGCGCCGCCGGATACTTGTAGAGAACCTGTTCCAATACCTGTTGATTGCGTTGTATTTGTAACTGATAGACCACCAAACACGCCAGTAGGATTAACTACCTCAAACTGTCCTGTAACATCACCCGAATCGTCTTTATATATTAACGGATTTGTTGTGGAACTTGTAATAGTTATTTGTATTAGACCAGTTTTTTTACCTTGTGCTAATAACCCTGTGTTTCCTTGATCATCTAAAATATTTTGATAAGGTGTAGAACCATCCGATTCATATATAAATAGTTCTAGATCTTCAAGTTGTAAATCAAAGGTATAAGTTGTTCCTCTTTGTAACTGTATTGTTGGATTTGGAGAATCATTACCAGTAAACAAAAACGCTGTGTTGCTTAAATTTTCTGTTACAATAAAGTTTGAAATACCCGAACTTCCATCAGCTCCACTGCCAATGGGTTCTGTGGTACTAATGCTATTTGCAATAATATTACCAAGCGCATCTACACTGAAACTAGGACTTTTAAATCCATAATCTGACTCAAATGCTGTATTGGCGGCTTTCTTCATCTCATACTCCAACTATTGTATTTATCAGAATCAAATACTTACTTAGAGTTGATGAAGATTGTGAAAGTATTGTGCTGTGTGAATAAATCTCGATGCTTTAAATGCATCGTTTTTAGGGTTAATGTAAAGTTCTACATATTGATTGTTTACTAAAGCATAAACTTCAGCAAGGCTATTGTTTGTATAGTTACGAGCAAACACTACTACTTTTGCTTCGTTTAAACTGCTCGTAACTAAACATTTAAAGATTTCTTTGTTATCAGAGTTTAAATCAATACTAATAGTATATTCTGCAGAACTTATATCTCCAATATAATATCTATCAACTAGAGTATCACTCTGCAAATTTTTCCAAGGACCGTTATGACTAAACCCTCCGTTGTTTTTTACAAGAAGTGTGTCATTTAATCCATTAGTTAAATAGTCATCAATATTCATCTCAACTCCGAACTTACAGAGTATTTATGCGTTTTTGATTGACAACAACTTACCATATTCTGGAAGATAACAGTATTCAATATCACTTTGCTGTAGTGTCCAAAATGCATCTTCTAGTGTTTCTACTAATGGTTCACCGCCTAAGTTAAAGCTAGTATTAAAGATAATCGGACAGCCTGTCTTTTCTTTAAAGGCTTTAATCAAATCATAATAGTTTGCATTTTGTTCTCTATTAACAGTTTGTATACGACAAGTACCGTCTACATGAATAATAGCAGGAATCTTTTCTTCAATGCCTGGCTGACAGTTTACAGCATACATCATTGTAGGTGAGCTTTCCATACCACGTAAATCAAACCATTCGTGTACATCTTCTTCAAGGATACTACCAGCAAACGGACGGAAGTATTCTCTGCGTTTTACAGTATTAACAAAATCTTTTCCATCTGGATCTGTTGGATCATAAAGTATACTTCTGTTACCAAGTGCTCTAGGTCCTGATTCTGATCCTCCTTGGAATACACTTACAATGTTTTTACTAGTGATTAAATCAACTACATCTTCATTTGTAGCATCTGTTACTGTTGCTCCGTATTCTTGTGCTAATGATTCAATCTCGTCTATTTCATAAGTATAAGGAATACCTAAATATAAGTTATGGTTAATACCTTTATTTTCAGTGCTTTCAGACAAATGGTAATATGTCATTAGTGCACCACCTATAGCTGTGCCTGCATCATTACTAACAGGTTCTACATATATGTTAATATCTTCGTCTTTGAGTGCTTCTAAGTAATGATAGTTAGCAACACAGTTTAATCCATAGCCGCCTGAAATAACAACATTCTTTTTACCACTCATTGCAACAGCCTGACGAATATATTCTACAACCTGATCTTGTGATTGTGTCTGGACAGCATATGCTAGATCTCTGCGATTTTGTAACTTAGTTAAGTCACTTGCTAAACCGTCTTTTAGTTCATCATATTGTTGAAAGTTTACTAGTGCAGAGTTAGGATACGTTGGTATAATAACATTTCTATTACTTAATCTAACACGACCGCCTTTTTCAAACAACGGTGGAATATTTTCGTTAGGTTCACCGTACGGAAATAGTCCCATAGTTTTACCTGCTTCAATAGCAGGAAATCCACAAAACTCAGTAACAGCTTCATACACTTTAACAATACCTGCTCTATCATGTATAACGCTTTCGTATTCTTCTCCAAAAGTTTCTACATTATCTATTTGAGTACGAACTCCGCCATTTTTAAGTCCTATACTTTTAAATAAAGTAGCAAAGTTTGCAGGATAAGAACAGTCGAATAAACTTTCAACTTCAAATCCGTATGCATGTTCATTCTCATTTATTTGCATTGGAATAAAAGTACCGGCGCCATCAACAATAACGGCTACTGCTTCGTCAAATCCAGATCTATAAAAAGCACAAGCAGCATGTAGTCTATGATGCATGTGGCTTAGATCCATTACTTGTGGGTGATTTCTTAAATCTACATTCTTTCTTTCTATAAGGCCTAACTTTCTTGCCCAACCAGTATACATGTCATCGCCTGAGAAATCAATAATACCTGCTGTATCTTTTAAACTTTGCGTGTGAGCAACAACTATATAATCAAGTTTATCTGTATATTCTTTAATTTTAAGCATACTAGCTAGTGGTCCGCCATCATACTTGTACCGAGAATAACGTTCTTCTTCAGTAGCAAATATAACTTCGCCGTTTTTTAATAAACAGACACCTCCATTATGTCCTCTTGTAATACCTGCAATCCAAATGTCTTTATTTTCTTCGCTCATTTTTATTCCTTAATAGGTGATAAACCAGGCACCAGCTTAGGTGCTGTATTGTTTGTTTTGTTAGTAAGTTCAGAAACTTTCTTTTTTACTGTAGTTTCTTTTTTTACATATTTTTCAAAGTTTTTTATTAAGTTTTTAATAATCTCGTCTTCAATGGGACCATTCATAGCCATTATACCATCGTTGTTTTTTGCAACAACTTCGTCTGGTACTATTCTAATAGGATCATATTTTCTTTTACTTTCTCCCATGTCTTGAATATCAAACTTTTCATCATCTAAAAAACTAACATTTTCAGCAAAAGTGCTACCAGTTACTACTGTAGCAGGTTTATTTAAACTGTGTGCAATATGTTGTCCCACACTATCGCAGCCTAAGAAATAGTCTGCTTCGGCAATAATAGCTGCCCACTGCTTTAAACCTATTCCACTTGGCTGTGCAACAGGTTTCGGCGTTCCTTCTTTTTGGAAGTCTAAGTTTAGTTCACTCATTAAAATAACTGCAAACTCTTTTTCTTGTAACTTCTTCACAATGCTTATTATATTTGCATATTCAAAACTTCTTCCACTTGGATCTGTTAAAAACCCTGCGTGTTCTCCTATGCCTCTTCCAAATGGTTGGAATACGATAGTTTTATTAAAACCTACATTATCTAATACCTCTTTAATGCATGCTTTACCATTTACTTTTTCTTCTTGTGTTAAATGTATAAAAGGTCTTGGAAGATCTCTTATACCTTTACCGTTTATTTCTATATCAAAACCTTGTTGTAGGTTACATTTTTGATTGTAGTACTCCCACACTCTGTATGGTTCTGGAGTTACTACATCCATATTTTTAATTTTGTCTTGGAATATTCCTTTATGCCAAACATCATATGCACGTTCATGTAGTATTGGATGACCTTTATAGAGGTCCATTCCGCCTTCTGCTACAATAATAAAGTCTTGGCTAGTTTCTTCATAATACTTTTCTAATGCTGGAATACTAGCAAGCACCCTGCCTGCACCTCCATTAATAAAAAAGGCTTTTGCTCTATCTGTCATTTTTATGTTCCTGGTTGTAATACAAAGTTTAATACTATTCTTTTATCAGCTTTAAACGGGGGTGTGCTTGCATGAAATCTATTTGATTTAAACATTACAGCTCTTCCTTTCTTAGGACTAATGCCTGCTATAGTATATAAGTCTTTGTGTCCTTCGTCAAGTGTTTTGTGAAATATTTTAGTATCACCGTCTGCATTGTTTACATAATAAACCATGCTAATATAATCGTCGCTTGGAGAATCAACATGAGGAATATTATAGTTATCTAAGTTTGATCTACCTGGCATTAAAAGATTTGCTTTTACACGTACAATATTTTTAATACTCATTTGCATTTCTTTTTCTAAAAACCAAACTACTGGTTGTATTAGAGAAGCATACGGAGATATTGGTTCATTTTCTTCAATAAAAACATGTTGCATTTGGGGAGAATCAAAAATATTTTTGTCATCGGGATCTACAGCAACATCTCCTGAAGCACTTGGATACCAATACCAATGTATTTTAGAAAGTTCAGCTTCTAAAAGATCTGCATAGGATTTAGGTAAAAGATTTGGTAATATACGATATTCATCTCTTGGATCTTCCATGCAAATATTTATATACGCACTTTAATCCAGCCATAAAAAAAGGCTTCTAGAAATGAAGCCTTTTTTATCTATTTTATTCTGTTGGAGCGTCTTCGTCTGGTAGTTCACCTGCTTCAGTTTGCTGGCTATCTGTGTTAGGAAATGCTTCGCTTTCTGATGCTGGAGTAGGTTCGTTATTTTCTGGCTGATAGTTAGTTTCAGCACCCGCACCTTCTGAGCCATCAGCTGCTGAATCCCAACGTTCTGCTTCTGGTACATCAGTGTCTTCTTCCATATTAGGATCCCAATCTGGTGTAGGAGGACAAGGTGGCCACATCCAATAAGGAACATTTGCTCCGTCTGGACCATATTTTGCTACAATACCTTCTGCTGTAGTTTTAGCTGCTGTCATTGTTGTTTTTTGATCAGCTGTTAAACCACTGTTAGAGTCAGCAATATGTTTTTCAATATCTGCTATGTATGCAGCTATATATCCTTCAACATCGTCCTGTGTTTGTTTAGGTGTTTGCATAGGATAAGGTTGTTTCCAAGTGCTGCTATCAAACAAATATACAAAAGAAGGATAATCATAAATCAGTTGTGGTGGTAAAGGATCAGGGTGTCTATAATAAGGCTCAGTTTCTCCGTCAAGTGTGAACGTTTTTTCTCCTAAAGAATCCCAATCAAGATCGCCATACATTGCCCAACAAATCAAAGGATTTTGATCGAAATGAACAAGTATTGGTTTATGATATTGTCCTGCATGAGTTATTGCTATTTCTTGCATTCCTTCGTCAAAGTTAATAAGTGCATGCATACTCCAGTCCAGTTTTCCTGAAACTTTATCAACAAATACCCATATTTCATTAGGTCCTGTATAGGTAAGAGTGTTAGTTTTACCTTCTGTTGTTGCAGTACTTAGGTAACTATCTGGAACATTGTATGTAAAATCTTCTGTTATAATTTCCATTTTATTTTTACCTTATCTATATGTTACTCTTACTAATCCTGGTGTACCTTGTAGTCCACAGCGACATACACCGTCTTCTGTTGGCATTGTTCCGCCGCCTACTCCTGGCATATAACCGTTACAGCAATATTGGCTTCCTGCAGTACTACCAAGTATACCTATTGCATAGTTTTGTAGTGCTGAGCCGTGTGCATATTTACAGCATACTTGTGTCCAAACAACGCCGCCACATTTGTTGTTAAGTCCGCCTGGATAAGCAAAACCTATCTTGTCATAGCAGTGATCTTCTAAACATCTGTGCCAGAAACAACCTGGGTGTCCTTTTACGTTAATGTCTCCACCGTAAGCACATTTTTGCTCACATGTGCAGTATGCATTAGTTGTACAGCAATCTGCAAAACAATACCAGCATCCACGTCCGCCGCCTTCTGAACAAACTCTTACAAAGTCGTTTTCAATACTACATACACAGCTATAGTTACCTGCGCATCCTGTCTGATCTTGTGAGCAGTAAGTAGCACGACCGACTGTAACTCTATAACAATCGCCTATGCCAAACTCTTCACTATTAATACATCTACGTGCCCAAGCACCGGATCCACCTGGTCCACCTGCGCCACAGCATGCTGAACGGCCACCGCCGCCACCGCCGCCCCATACATCGAAAATAATCTCTGATGTACCTGATGGAACAATAAACACGTTACAACACCAGTCACCGTAAGAGTCAAACTGACACTGCTGACATGTAGCCTGTGCTACCCATTGTTTTCCAGGTACAGCGCCGGCTTGTCCTGCTAGATCTGCTGCTGTTTCTATGTTTAGTAAATCTCTTAAACTTGCCATTTCCTGTCCTTATTTATATGTGATTCTTACTTGTCCAGAACCGCCTGGGTTACCACAGCAAGTACCATCACCACATGTTGTCATACTTACACCGCCCATTGCTCTTGGGAAGTTATAGTGTCCGTGATCTGGTCCGTTTACTGAACATTGTGTGTATTCATTATTACATGCCCAACCTTGTACACGAACACCGTTATGCATTCCGCCGGTTGAAACTATACCTGGTGAGTTTGGAACCCATTGTTTTACCCAACACGGTGTACAATCTGATCCGCAACCACAATAGTTTGTATACCAACCTGGAACACCATATTCGCCGCAGTCTGCACCAAAGTATTCTGAACAGCATCCGCTACGACCCATATAGTGCCAGCCATAGTCTACGCCACGTCCGTCACCGTTTGGTCCTGAAATACAACACTGTCTAATATAGCAGAAGCAGTTAACATATCCGCCAAATCCGCCATCTGCACAAAAGTTAGTTAATCCGTTACCTGTAACATATGATTTACATCCACGGCAACCAATACATTGACAACAGCACCAACGTCCGCCGTTTCCTGAACACAACAAGTAGCAGTCACCGTCTGAAAAATCTGTGCTAGTAATACTTTTTACAGCCCAAGAACCAGATCCACCTGGAATACCTCCATGACAGCCACGCATACCTGCGCCGGCGCCGCCACCGCCCCAGATTTCAATCTTCATGCCAGTTGTGCCTGCTGGCACACACCAGTAACAAACTAAGTTTGCGTTGTAAGCATCACAACAAGTAGGACCATTCATCGATGGATGACAGAATGTGTCAACAGTAAACATTTTACCGTCATAGCCGGTAACTTCAATAGTTCCGCCATCGATTTCGCTTTGTGTTACTTGTTCATATTTTCCAAATAAGTCTCTTAATCCTGCCATTTTACTTCCAATTTATCCTTACTAAACCAGGACCGCCACCCCAGCCGCAGCAACAACCGTCGCCGCATACTCTAGTACTGTTACCACCTACTCCGATTGGAATATTTTCGCTATCGCCTCTCATGCCTGCTGCCATAAAGCCGCCTGCTTTACATCTATCATGATACGCTTCTACGTTACCGCAGAATCTTACTAAATGATAAACAGTATCGTTGTTACCGTCAAACGGTGGTCCTGCAAATATTTGTGAATAATAACACCAGTTACTGTCACAATGGAAGTTTGCGTATAAAAATCCATGTCTACCTGGAACACCAGTTACTGTTGGATCTGTGCAATCATAATAACAAGCACATGTTCCATCATTTGGGTGTGGACACATACCTGTCCAGTTACCGCCACATCCTGTCATACAGAACAACGTACAACCCGGCTCTCCGCCATCTGCACAGAAGTTGCTTAGTCCTGAACCTATAATCCAGCTTTTGCAGCCTTTGTATCCACAAGTTTCGTTTGGCGAGCAACAACTTGCTGGAGAAATACACATACAATAGCAAGTTCCTTTTGCTGTTGCAATTTCTGCTTGTGTAAATGTTTTCTTTACATATGCTCCAGACCCGCCTGGCCAACCAAAGTTACAACCACACGTTCCACTACCAGCGCCGCCTCCGCCGCCGCCCCAGACTTCCATAGTAACTGTGCTTGTTACGTCGGAAGGTAGTTGCCACCAGTCAATACAGTTTTTTCCATATGATGTTTCATATTGCTGTGTACATCTTGTATGAAAGTACATTGACTCGTAGTCACCTTCCATATAGGCTGGCTGCGGTCCTGCATTTAATGAGTCAACACTTCCTTTGTCTAGTAGTGATCGTAGTGATGCCATATCTTATGTTCCTATAATAATCCAACCGTATGTTGATCCGCTATACATAAGTGTAATAGATGCACCATTTAGGTCTAAATCTAAATTATCACTTGCGCCTTGTATTAGTGAACCGTTTCTTGATAATGTTACTGCATTAGTTCCAAAACTAGAAGTAACATCAATTATTTGAATAGTGTCGTTTACTAACAAACTTGAGTTAACAGGTAAAGTGATTGTAAAAGCACTGACTGTTGTATCTGCAAGAATACGGTCATTAACTTCGGCTGTATAGGTTCCACTTACTTCACGAATTACTGTAGAAGCTGTTCCGGTCTCTGTAATAAATCTTCCCATTGTAGTAGTTTCCTTTGTTAATGTATTTATGCCGTTGAGGTCTCAATTCCAAATGCAACTGCTGAAACATTTTCAGCACTTGAATAAGCTACTATTCTTTTGGTTGCATCTAGAACAATACCTGTTCTTTCCAAGACACCTTTAGCTTGTATAGTGGTGTCATATTCTATATATTCGTCTGCTGTTGCGGTGTCTGCTACGCACACTGCAAGTCGTACAGTGATTGCAGCATTACCTCTATTACAGAACGAAACACTTGTTACAGCAAATGTATCTGCAGGAACAGTATACAGAACTGTTTCTGTACCTGCTGCCATATCTGCTGTTCCTAATATTCCTGTTGCCATTTTGTTTTGTCTCCGTTATGATAAGAAATAATTCATTGCTACTGGTACGCCCGTAACACCTTTTTCAAAGTTCATTACTGTTTGAACATCAATTTTGGTTTCAAGGTTAGTGGTTATTTCTTGACCACTAATAGTAATCTGACCAGCAGTTACACTATTTACGTTTAGTGTTGCTGCGCCGCCACCAATTTGTGAAGTAATATATGTTTTAATAGCTTTTTGCGTTGGAACAATATTATCACTATTAGCAGTAAACGTACCATCTGTACTAAACTCACTAATCACCGCACCTGTGCTTCCTAATCCAAGTTCGCCTAGTGACAGTTCTTGTAGACCACTGATATTAAATGCATCAGCATTTAGTGTAGCAATACCAGTACTCTGTTCAACGGAGAACAAGTCGCCAACTCTAAAGTTACCATCTTGGTCCGTTGAGGTGAAGAACACTCGTCCTCCTCCTGATTCTGTAGTTTCTTTTTCTGGATCCGAATCATACAAAGGTTGATTTGGATAGTTTGTTTCTGAAAAGTTACCAGTACCAATGTCTAAGAAGTCATGACCTGTTAGACGTACTTGAGAGTAACGTATTCTCATTTCTAAGGATTCGTTGTGTTCAGGTGCTTCTGTAATAGTAAGTTCTGGTGACACTTGTAACTGTGCTGAATAAGGACCTGCACCTGAAAAATCTCTTACTGTAACAAGTTTAAACACTTTATCTGGTAAATGGTTAAACACAATATTTGAACCAGGCTGTGGTTCTTCTGTAAGATTTGATACTTCTACAAAATCTCCTGGTTGATACTGATCTGCATAACCGTCTCCGCTTACTTCTGCTGTAGCAGTAGTAAATGCTGTACCTCTGTCTGAGAATGTAGGTTGTGCAAGTACACCGTCGCCTATTCTAACTTGAGTAGGTGCTTCGATAGTATTGTTAGGATCTGTAATAGTTAGTGTAGGAGCACTTGTGTATCCTGTGCCTGGATCCCAAATAACAATACGTGCAATTTGTTCGTCAGCTATAATAGCACGACCTTTTGCAGTATCTGCGTATAATCCACTTGGTGGAGCACTAAGTGTTAATCTCGGTTCGATTGAATATTCAGTTGTAGCATCAAGCGCACTTACAATAGCATTTCCGATCACATGATCCCAACCAGCTGTACCATCACTCATTTTGTATACTTGAGCAACCTTTGTACCTTGGTTATAGCTGTTAATGTATCCATACTGTCCTGCACCTGTTCCTGCTGTAATATATATTGCCATACCAATGTATTGCGCACTTAAAGCAGTATCAGTGTTTGAAATAGTAATACTAGTTGCATCACCTTCCTGCGCACTATTTGTTGAACCTTTATAATCGGCTCCGCCAGTGTCTGCTGTGCTGTCTCCGTCTACATCAGTATCTAACATTCTAACTTGAAAGACGCCACCATTTACAGTAGTAGGTGTTACAGTACCTAAGCCATAACCTTCACCGCTAATGCTAATAGTTGTGCCGCCTGCTGTATAGTTCTGTCCTGCATTTAAGTAGTTGAGAACAAGTACATCATCACCATCTGTCATAACACTATCAACAATAGCATCAAGTGTCCTGTTGTCTACATCAGCAGTTACAGGAACTTCTGTGTCATCAATACCTTCTGATACTGAACCAAAGTCACCGTATGAGTTGTTACCGTTTGTTGCACGGATCTTACCACCGTTCTCTGCTAGGTAACCAATATGGTTATAATATGTAAACACAGATACAAGTTCTGAACGTCCTAAGTTTGTAACCCAATAACCAATACCGTCACTTAAGATTTGTGTAAAGTCGTTAGCAACAATAGAGTCGTTACCACCGTTGTGTAGATCACCGTCTACTTTTAGACCTATACAACCTGTACCGAATGTTGAAACATTTTGTACATATGGGGATTTGTTTGTTACCCAAACTCTAGAATCATCTGGTCCCCAACCTGGATCTAATGATACATATGCTCCAGCTGTAGGACGACTTGTTCCGTACTGATTAGCAGCACTTAATGTACCTGTTAAATCAGCTAGTGTACAATTTCTTAGCCCAGTAGCATTACGCATATAGAACATATCTTCTGTAGTTGATCCGTTTACAGCATTTACATATAGTCTTGCTGCACTAAGTGACTTATAGTTACCTTTAGTTTCTACTGGTGTTGCTGAAGAATCTGGCTGATATATAAGATCATATTTGATAGCGTCAATATATCTGTTTGTATCTCTACGACACCTGTCTTCGTCGTATGTATATGCAGGATAAGTAGCAGCAATGTATGCAATAACTTCCTCTACTAAGAATGTTCTGTTTGCTTCTAGTACTTCAACAGCATATGTGAAGTCTGTTGAAGTTTGAGGAGTATTTGTTCCATTAAATACAGGTTCTGTTGAGTCACCTGATGCACCGTTTACACCCCAGTTAATATAATCATAAATTTGTTGCCACAAATCAGCTGCATGAATAGCAGGATTAGCTCCGCCTGCTGGACGGGTTGTAACTTGTGATTCAGCATTACCTGCTGTCTTTGTAACTGCTGTATTTGTAACAATATCTTCTGTAAGTGATTGTAGTCTAGCAATACCCGCTAGTGTATAAGTTGTATCACCACTATCTACTAAGCTGCCTGCTGGCGTAATACGTGTTGAACGTAGTTCATCGCCTACAACTGCTGTTTGTACAGGAACAACCATCGGAAGTGTTTCTGAGTAAATTCCAGTTTTAACAAACAATGAATTGTTTGGAATAACTTGAGCAGGAACATCTGCCGAGCTTTCTGCATCTAGTGCATCTGTTACAATAGCCATCAGTGTATCAAGTCTAGTTTGTGCACCAGTCTCTTCAGGATATGTAGCTAAATCTTTTACTTGTGTTATCGGACTACCTACAGCATTTTCAGTTTGATAGTTTGTTGCAGGATCAATACTTTGTAGTATAGCACTATCAATAAGTTCTAGTGTATACTTTAGTGCTGCTGATGTTTCACCATCTTCGTCAGCAATTTCTGCGATTAAGTCGCCGCTGCTGTCAAAGTAAGTAAGTGTAGCATCACGCATACGCTTATTACCGCCGTGTGTTAAATCCCAAATAAGTGCATCAATGATTTGACCTACGTCTCTACGGCATGTTTCTTTTGTGTATGTAAATGATCCAGTAAATGGAGCAATAACGTTTGCAATCTGATAGTCAACCCACTCAACTGTTTCTGCTTGTATAAATGCTCTATTTGCTTCGAGTATATATGCAGCGTTTGGATATAGAGCACCTTTTTCAATCTGCTCTAGTGCATAGCGTATAGTTTTCCAAGGTTGATCAAGTGTAGTACCGTAGTTTGGTGCTGGACTGTCAACCCCATTGTCTGTTGATGTATACCATACGTGATTAATCTTTCCAAAGAAGCTCCACTCGGGTGCATCACCTGTTGCGTTTACTCTTAGTGATTGCCCTGGATCACCGATTGGTAATCTTGTTGGACCTGCGCCGCCGTAGTAAACTATATCACCTTCAGTTGTAAGCGGAAGTGTTTCGCCTCCTCCTGATAGCAGGTTCCAGTAGTCTCCTGTTACATCTTGATCTGGTCTGTTTTGTGTACCAACTTCGTCTGAAGTATGTTTTTGCACTGCAATATAACTGCTGCTTCCGTAGCGCACTGCATCGCCCAAATCATATTCGGTTGCATCTGTCCAGGCATCGTTCCATTCAATACCTTGGTTAAGTCTTTCCCAGTATGTTGTGTTCGGAGGCTCTTGTCCTGTATGATCAAGAATACATAGATATGTATATCCACCTTGACGTACAACATCACCTACAAAATATTCATAACTACTTGAATCTTCGCCCCAATCTCCAACTAGTCTAAAACCAGTAGTAAATAGATCCCAATCTGTTGGATTATCCGATGGACGTTGTCCTACGTTATTTGTAATAGCAACATATGAGTAACCACCGTATGTTACAAAATCGCCTGCTTGATATCTACGTGTGCCGCTCCAGCTATCTTCAAACTCTAAACCTTCAGTAAACTGAGCCCATTTTGCTTCATCATCTGATAGGTAGTTTTGACTTGTGTGGTATGTTGTACAAATCCAAATACCTCCGCCTGATTTTACTAAATCGTTTAGTTTATATCTTGTACCAGAGGCCCATTCTCCTTTGTATTCAATACCGTCATGGAAAATATCCCAACTTGCTTGGTTTGCTTCTAGTCCTAGTGCTGCTGTTAAAGCACTTACATGACCTGTGTTACAAAGATAAGTTCTACCACCGTAACGAATAATATCATTTACAAGATATCTTGTGTTAGTTTGCCAATCTCCCTGCCAACTTACACCTTGAGAAAACACATCCCACTTGTCTTGATCTACTTCAAGACCTGTTAGTGAGTCTGCTGCCGAAGTATGGCCTTCTGTACATAGATAGATAGTTGAGTTATACTTTACAATGTCGTTAATTTTGTAGCGATAGTTTGGCTGCCAATCTGCTTGATAATCAAAACCTTCAGCATACAAATCCCATTTAGCTTGATCGTTTTCTAATCCTGCTGTGGCTGTTACTGCTGAAGTGTGTGCAGTATTTGCAATATATAAATAACCGCCATATTTTACAATATCGTTTTCTTTATAATATGTGCTAACTGCCCAATCTGCTTTCCACTCTTGGCCATCTGTTATTTTATTCCAGTTTGACTGATCATCTGGAAAACTAATACTAGATGTATGTCCTGTTATACATACATATGTATTACCACCGTTCCTTACGATGTCATCTTTGTAATATGTAGTTGAGGCACTCCAGTCCCCCTTCCATATAAATCTAATTCTACCAAGTTTAAAATCAGCCATTTATTGCTCCGAAATCATTGTTGTAAGTATTTATCGTATTCATTACTCATGTTGTCCCATAGTGTAGAACATACTGGCGAAATAATGTCCATCTACGCCGCCATTGACGTTCATTACAGGTGGTACTATTATTGGGTTACCACTTGTTGTATCTATATTATTTTGTTGCAGCCTGACTTGTCCTGCTACTAGTGCGTTAGTTTGTACATTAGATCCACCGCCACTTATTCTACTTTCAATATAGGTTTTAATAGCACGTTGGGTAGGAACAATGTTATTTGAGTTTGCAATAAAGCTAGGCTCTTTCGAAAACTCTCTAATAACAACTGCACTACCACCAACTTGAATGCCGCCTAGTGAAAGTTCTGTAAGTCCTGATAAATCAAACTGTGATGCGTTAATAGTAACAATACCTGTTGCCTGTTCAACTTCAAATAGTTCACCTACTCTAAAGTTACCATCTTGGTCAGAACTTGTATAGAATACACGCCCGCCGCCGTTTGCTACAGTTTCATTAAATGGTTGTAACTCGTTAATATCTGTTACACCTTCTACATATCTTAAAGGATATTGTGTATCTCCAAAGTTACCAGAACCTATATCTAAGAAATCATGACCTGTTAAACGTATCTGACTATAGCGTTCACGAATAATCATTCCTGTTCCATGATCAGGTGATTCTTCAACATCTATAGTAGGTGTTATTTCAAAAGTTGCAGTAAAGTTTGGTGCTGTACCACTAAAAGAAACTACTTTTGAAATACTAAATCTCACTTCGTCGATACCGTTTATTTCTAAGTTAGCACCCGGTCCGGGTATTGTAGTTAACCCTTCTACTTTAAAGTTTTTACCTATTTGATAAATTTCAGCAAACCCGTTTCCTGATATAGTTGCACCAAACTGTACATAACCTTGACCTCTATACAATAGTTTTGGTTGAGGTAAAACGCCATCTCTAAGATTTATTTGAGGTATTGTAGATATTGTAGCAACATTGTCGTAAATGTTTACTGTAGGAGCACTTGTGTAGTTGCTTCCAGAATCATAAAGATTTATACCTGTAAGTCTACTTGCTTCAACTTTTGCTCTACCTATAGGTCTTGCACCTGTTTCAATCTTATTCCAAGTATCTGAATCGTTTTGTACAACTACCCACTGTCCTGCTCTGTATGCGCTTCCTTCCCAGAAACCTAGTTCTGTTGTAGAATAGTTTGAACTGTCGTCACCGTAAGTACGCCATGTTGCGCCGCTTTGAGATTTACCAACAAATGTACTTGTACCTGTAGCAATAAACACACCTGCGCCATAGCTTATTCTATGTAAATCGCCAAACTCAATAAATCCTGTACCCCATTCTTCTCCGTCAAATGTGTATGGAGTTGGAATATATCCGCCTGCACTATCATCTGCTTCTCTTCCTATAAACACTAGTCTATTATTACCATAAGCATTATCTGTCATTTCATATGCAGGAGCAAGTCTTGGATTTGAAACTGCTGGAGTAATGTTAGTTCCGTCAATAGTTCTCCAGTAGTGGCCGTCTGCACTCCAAGCTACATATCCGTAGTCAGCATCAACTGCTAGGAATATACCTTTACTAAACCATTCGTCTGGTAAATCACCTGTTCTTATTTGACGTTCAATAGCTCTAGTTTCTATGCTTTCGAGTCTTGCAGCTTGTGCTGTTGTAATCGTTGCATCTGATTTGCCCCAGCCTGTTGCTAGTGCTACATCAGTAGCATTAAAGCTACTGTCATGGTTAATATCACCTATTTCGTAAACTTGATTTGTAGGAATATCTAACCAGAACTGATGTCTTTCACCTGTGTTTGTTCCTGCAGATGCTGCTGTCATATCAGTAACCATGTTTTCCCAGTTTACCCAATATTTGCTTTCTAGTGCGCCTACAGATGTCCATTTAACTTGTGCTGGGCCTCTACCACCGTTTATTTGGCTATTAACCCATGCTGTGCCGTTCCATGACACAACTGTACCATCAGTTGCTAGTATAGCAATATTTCCATTTAGTGTAGAAATACTATTCCAATTTTTTGCAGGTGCTGACGAAGAAGCTGACGGCCAAGTTGAACCTCCGTCAGTACTTTCTGCTATCAGTGCTGTAGGAGCGTTACCTACAGTTCTTAGTGCTGCAACATATTTAGAGCCATTCCAAACAACCCCGGCAACGTCTATTCCTGTACCAACTATACCTCCGGCTGTACTCCAGTTAGTTCCGTCTGCACTAGTAGCAGCTTGACCGTCTTCAGTCATTGCAAGAAACTCATTGTCACCCCAAATCACATGTTTCCATGCTGCTGAACTCGGAGCACTTACAGCAGTTGCTACAAAATCTGGTTCTTCAAAAGTTACTTTAGGTTCAATAGCGTATTGTGTTGTTTCGTCTAGAATAGGTTCTATTAACCATCCCGGTTGATAGTGATCCCAACCTAAACTTCCATCACTTTCTTTTGATACAGTTATTATCTTAGTTGTTTCATTAAACGCTGTAATCTCAGCATATTGACCTACACCTAGACCTGATATAATACTAATACGTTGTCCAATATACAACTCAGGAGTACCAATATCAGCTGCTGACAGTCTAATACTTCCCGGTCCGCCTTCCTGTGCATTGTTAACTATATATGTATAGTTTAAACCTCCAGGTATTGTACTGTCGCCTCTTGCTTGTATTCTAACATTTGCAACAGCACCATCTCTTATTTCGTCAGGATCATATTCACCAAATCCTAGTTCACCTGATCCGCCAAACTCAATACTTGCAGTACTATAGTCTTGACCAGCATGACTATATCCTAGTGCAAATATTTCTTGACGTATTGTTCCATACGTGAAGGCTTCGTCAACCTGTGCTTCATTGTGTTGGTTATCAACAGTTGCTTCTATAGGCACTTCGTTTTCGTCAAAGCCTTCTGCAACTGAACCATATAATCCGTAAGAGTTGTTACCGTTTGTTGCACGAACAATACCGCCATTTGTACACAAATACCCAATATGACAGTAGTACGTAAACACAGACACAAGTTCTGAACGCCCAACATTATCAGCCCAGTAGCCAATACCATCACTTAAGATTTGTGTAAAGTCGTTAGCAACTATTGATTTGTTGCCGCCTGTGTGTAATGCTCCGTCAACTTTCATGCCTATACAACCAGTACCAAAAGTAGTAACATTTTGTACATATGGTGACTTATTAGTAATCCAAACTGAGCTATCTCCTGGACCTGTACCAGGATCAAGACTTACAAATGCACCGGCTGTTGGTCTTCTAGTAAGATATTCATTTGGAGCGCCTAGTGTTCCATATAATCCTTGTAGTGTACAGTTTCTTAGTCCTGAACCATTATGCATGTAAAACATATCACTAGATTCATAACCTTCTGCAGGTTGAATATTTGTGCTTCTTAACTCATCTCCAACAAGTGCTGTATCTTTAGGAATAACAATAGGTAGAACTTCTTCGTAAACACCAGTTCCAACAAAAACTGTTGCAGGTGTTCTATTAACTGTATCTGCAGAAATCCAATCCATTGCATACTTAATAGTTCTAAATGCACTTGTAGCTTGTGTACCTGCTGTAGGTATATCTTGTCCTTCTACACTTACATAGAAAACGTTTTTAATAACACCGTAATCTGACCAAGTAGGTAATGCATTTACTTGCTGTAGAGGTTGTCCTGGTGTTCCAATAGCAAGACGTTCTTTGCCTACAGGTGCATCATAAATCTGCATATCTCCTCGGTATACAAGAACGTTTGTAGGTGTACCTTGGATAAACACTTCCCAGAAAGTTAAATCTGGTTGTAGTGTTTCTAAATCTGGTCTACTTTCACTGTTTGCACTATAATGTCTTTCGGTACAACGATATAGTGTACCTGCATATAATGCGATATCACCTAAGAAATATTCTGTATTATCTTGCCACTCTGCTCTGTAAAATGTTTCATCAACAAGTAGCTGCCAAGTACTTGATCCTTCTTCGGCTGCTAGTGCATCTGCAGGATATGTTGTAATAGTGCCTGCGCGGTACGCTTCTTGAGCTGCTTGTATAGCATAAGCTAATGGTTCGTTATATATTGTAGATCCGTCGCCTTCAGCTAGTGCTACATCAGCGTCATCTATTACTCCGTCTTTATTTAAATCTCCGTATTTAAATCCGGTGTCTGGGTCAACGCTATCCCAAAATAATACTAAGTCTGTTGATGTGCCGCTGTCTATGATTTCTTGTATTACTTCACCGTATGTACTAGCACCATCAATATGATCTTTTAGTGTAAACAACTGATCAGGATAAACTGCTTGACTATCTTTGACTGCTTGATAAAGATAGCCGTTAGTTCTTATTACATCACCTGTTCTGTAAGCCGTTGTAATATCCCAATCACCTTTGTGAGTAAATCCTGTTGTTAAAACTTCCCAATCACCTGTATTTTGTGCTAACAAGTTTATGCTAGGAATACTACCGATATTATTTGTTAGTGCTGTATATGAATATCCGCCATATTTGACTACATCGCCTTTGTTGTATTCAGTTAGCGTATCCCATTCAGCTTCATATTGTAATCCTGGAGCCCATTCAGTCCAGTTTGATTCGTCAGATCTTAAACTTTCATTTCCTGATGTATGATAAGTGCTACATATCCATAACCCAGCACCGTATTTTACAACGTCATTAATTTTATACCTTGTACCTGTTGTCCAAAATCCTTTGTAATCTATTCCTATATGTACTTCATTCCATAGAGATTGATTTGCTTCTAACCCTAATAATGCATCATCTGCAGATGTATGGTGTGTATTTGCTCTATAAACTTTACCACCGTATCTAACTACATCGTCAAATCTATATACAGTTACAGGTTGCCAATCACCTCTCCAGTTATCTGAGCGTGTTACAATGCTCCATTTACTTAAATCGTCTGCAAGTCCGTCGTTTGCTGATACAGCTGATAGATGTTTTTCTATACATATGTAAACTACACCATTTTCTCTAACAACATCACCTAAATCGTAGTATGTAGATACTTGCCATTCGCTTGTCCAGTTATAAGTAGTTGCATACAAAACCCAGCTAGTAATATCTCCTGGCAATCCAACAGCGGTTGATGATGAAGAAATATGACTAGTTATACACTGGTATACATAACCTTTGTACTTAACAATATCACCTTCTGAATAGAATGTTCCAATATTCCAATCACCCTTCCAAGTGTAACCGTCAAACATTAGTTCCCACATACTAGAATAACGTGTATCTAGTTTGTTACCCATGCCTGTGTGATTTTCACAGTAGTAATATAGTTTTGCTGGTCCTGTTGCAGGAAGTGTTACTTCAATAGTTCTTTCTTCAGCTGCTGCAAATCCATCGATATATGCTTGTCTGTCAGCAACTTCTACAGCGTCTAACTTGTAGACAACACCAGTTGTCCAGATGTCGCCGCCTTCATGTAATCCATCTAGTGTACCACTAAACTGCAAATAGTGAGGATTATCTTCCTGTTCTTCAGTTTCAGCATCTATTGCTCCGCCAAACTTTAAGTTAGAAATATCTGATTGATCAAAAATGTATTTTCGAGTTTTGTTCATAACTTGAACTGGCTTTTCTACACCGTTAAACTTAAATACATTTTGTCCTGTTTTTATAGAGCTTTCTGCAACTGTAACTGTAATAGTTACACTGTCTGCAGTGTCTCTTGAGTCGTAAAAGTTATCAGTAGCTGTATGATTTTCAAGAGCAACATATGCTTTACCCATGTAGCGAACTACATCATCTTTTCTATAAGATCTTTCAGCTTGCCAGTCACCTGCCCATCTAAACTTTAATCTATCTAACTTAAAATCTGCCATTTGCGCTCTCTTTAATAATCTTCTTCACTGTCTGATGCTGATAACGGATCATATGTGTAGTTACGGTTAACTCTTGCAACTAACTGTCCGTCTGCATCAACATAGTACATTATATTTCTATTATCCCATTTAAACTGTTCGTAGTTTAAGTTTTCAAAAACTTTTTTGTGAGTATTATCTCTACCTTCAAAAAAGTTTTGTCCTTCTTCAAGGTTGTCAAAGTTGTCTTCAGGATCTCCTGGCATATTAATAGCTAAACTAGAATCAGGTTGCATTTGATCAAGTTTGCCAAACCATAGTTCACCTTGGTCGGTTCTTTTGAGACCATACAAGTAACGCTTTCCGAAACTTTGTACTATCTCTCCTGGTGTTTGTCCTGTATAGTTTGTAGACATCTTTATTCCTTAAACAATATTCACATAACTTATTACTGCATCAAATCCCTCAGTTGTATCGCTTAATAGATACAGCTGATTTTCTGGTGCTAATATTAACTTTTCTCCCGCACTTAGAGCACGTAAACTCGTATTAGGGGGTATTTGTACATCTTTGAGCCAGTAGCCTTCAACACTAGTGTCGTCGTGGACTAAAACACTAGCAAAAACAGTATTGTCTGTAAGATTTGCTAAACTTAGTCCAATAATAGTAGAGCGTGTACCTGCATCTGTTTCGATTGCAAGTATTGGTGTTGTTCCTACTTCTTTAATAACTTTGTTTAAAAATACTGTTGCCATTTCTTATCCTAGTGTTAATACGTACTCTACAGCCAAATCTTCAGCTTGGTTAAATGTAATCGAACCAGTTGCACCTGCGACTGACACCCAACTAAGCCCGTCCCATATTTCCAAATATCCTTGTTCGCTATTAAAGCGAGTCATTCCAGTTTCTCTATAAGCTGGTACAGGACGTTCACTGTTATCACCTACTGGTACAACAAATCCACCTGTTCCTTCAAACTTAAAATATCCTGATCCGGACTGTTGGAAGTATAAGACTCCGTTGCTAGTAGTATTTATTATACTACTGTCTTTGAAGGCTAATTCATCTATAGCAACCTGTCCTGTTCCGTTTGCACTTAATAAAAGATCAGTATTAGTTGTTATAGTTTCAATAACGTTACCATCTATTCTAATATCGTCAACTTCGATAATAGGTGTTTCTAGCTTTACACTATCCATAGTTGCTATTAAATCACCATTTACATAGTATCTAATAACTCCGTCGTTATCACCTGGATTTAGTTCTGCTGTAATCTTTGAATCTAAATCTAAATCATAAACACCATTAAGTGCAATCCAGTTACCGTCATAACCTTCAAACAAGTTTGTTTCTGTGTTATAACGAATCATACCGGTTGCAGGTGTAGGACGTTCTGCTGTAGTTCCTTTAGGTAACTGTAAAGATCCTGTTGAAGTAATCTTTACAACACCGCTATCTGATTCTAAGTTAATATCACCGCTTAAACTCTCAATAGTGTTGCCGCTTATTCTCAAGTTTCCAGTATCAATCTTTTCACCAGTAATAACAGTAGTGCTTGAACCAGTTGTAATACTAATACCGTCTGTTGTGTCAATAGCAAGTTCTGTACTTGTAAAATCTACGGTTCCGTCTTCTTGATTTACGTAGAATAGATCACCTACTCTAAAATCACCTCTGTGGTCAACTGAACTATATCTTACTTTTGCATTGTTTAGCGCAACTGCTTCGTTTGCTTGAATAACATCTGTTTGGTCGTTATCATCGCCTTTGCCTGTACCAATGTATGCAAAGTTTTGTGCAATAAGATACATTAGTACGCCGTTGCCGTCACCGTATGCTCCATAGTTACCATACACGTTTGCACTTGCAATACTGCGTATTTCGCCGCCAAAGTCTGTAGTATCTTTTAAATCAACAAAGTCTGCTGACGCTGATGGACCTGTAAATCTTAAATCTTGTGATACTGTTGTATCATCTGTTATTGTAACAGAACTATCTACTGCATTGTTAAAGTGTAAAAGTAGCACTGTATTTGCGTCACTAACAAGTTCTCCGCTTGGTGGAGCAAATGCAACGGTATACTTTGCTTCGCCTTTAACAACTCTTACTTCATCAATGTTACCATCTAAATATTCTGATAATCCACTCCACTTAGAACCAATAATAAGTGGTTTGGCAGTTCCCATGTTTGTTGAATCTGTTGCTGTATCTTTTACAATACCATCTACAAACAGTTTAAGTGCTGTACCTTCTCTTGAAACTGCAATGTGATACCATGTACCTGTGCTTAAAGCTGTTGCGCTTGTTAGCACACTGCTTCCGTTAAGGTAAACATCTGGCTGTCCAGCGTTTAGATTTAAGTAAAGACCTACATCTGTATCTGCGCCTGCTCTAAAGTCTAATAAACCTTTTGTACCTGTAACATCATCAAAGTAAAACCAACCTTCTACAGTATAATCATCTGTACCAAATCCAAAGTCGTCATTTGATGCTATACCTAAATAATCTTCTGTGCCGTCAAGTTGTAAACTACTAGATCCGTATTTTTTAATACCCGTATCTGTAACAGGATTCTGATATCTTGTAACTTCTTTACCGCCGCGGGCTTGTGCTTCCTCTAAACCTGTCAAGTTTCCAGTAATGTAAAACTTACCGTCAGCGTCAACACTGTCAATAACACCTGTTGCTAATACAGTAACGTTATCAGTGTCATAATATGTAAATGTTTGTCCTGCTTGTATAGTTCCAGTAACACCACTTACTCTTATAGCAGTTTTGCCGGTGCCTTTTAGACCGTTTGCGCTGTCAACAGCATATAACCCTTTGTCCGCATAATATGTAAAACAGTTAAGCCATTCTACTCTAGCACCGTTTGTAACTTTAAGTGCTTCTACTCCAGGTGTAATAAATGTTACACTATGGAATAATGCACCTGCTTCAATACTAGAAACACTTGCTTGTTCACCGTCAATAAGTGCGCCGCCGCCGGCGTCTCCTTCGTCAAACCCTCTCGGATCACTTGCACTTGTTACACTGCCTTTTGTAAGAACTGTAATGTTTCTAATGTAAGGCGAACGACTAGATACTGTAAATCCGCTATCAAACTCAAATGCGTAACCTGGCGCATAAAAGTCTGCAATAGTTAAATCTTCTACAGTAGATTCACCGTTTAGTAAGAAGCAACTATTTGTATTTGTAAGAGCAGTAGGAACAATCTTAACACTACGTATGCTATGTCCTTTAACTGTAACACCTGCTGGTATTGTTAAAGGAAATGTTTCTTCGTAAGTTCCTGGAAAAATATGTATAGTGTCGCCATTTACTGCTGCACTTAGAGCTTGTCCTACACTTGCAAACGGATCGTTTGGATGATCTCCTGAATAAGTATCGTCGCCGTTTTCAGCAACATAGTAAATGTTACCTTGGCGAAGTGCTAGGTCAACACCTGCAACAATAAGTTCTGTAGCCCTAACTGTTCCCGCATAAAGGTCTCTAACTTGTACGTCAGCCCATTGTTTTGTTGCGCTACCTAATGAATAAGTGTCTGTTGCATCTGGAATAATATCTGACGCAACTTCTGCGTTAAAAATAACATCGTCGGTGTCTGCATCACCAATAGTAATATCGCCTTCTGCTGTGATACTTCCTGTAGCTACAATGTTACCATAAACATTTGTGTTTGCAAATATTTCTACACTACCTGTTCCGTTAGGAGCAAACTCAATATTTGAGTTTGATACTGTAGTTTCAATTTGATTATTTCTTAATCTTAAATCATCAATAAGTAGAGTACTTTGATATACAACATTGTCTGCTGTTCCTAAGTTTAAAGGACTTGCATAAGTTGTAATAAGATTGTTTGATATTCTAATGTCACCAATTTCAGCAAAGTCTGCTATCTCTGCTCCTGGTGCTCTAAGTGTTCCGTTAACGTCTAAATCATATTGAGGTGTGCTAGTCTTGATACCAACACGGCTGTTTACAACATCTAAGTATAGAAGGTCTGTCTCAAAAGCAAGGTTTACACCTTCACGAAGAAGGTTTTGCTTTAAGAGCGGACCCGATATGCGACCTATAGCCATCTCTTCTCCTCAATACGGGGATCCTGTCCCTCTAGCCAAATTCTCATCCCTTAGGCTCTTTGCTGGCTAACCACAGTTTGGACCTGCAGGACAATGGTCGCTGTACTGCATTAATAGTATTTATCGTTTTTGGAGATTATCCTAGTACAAGGGTGTAAATATCAACCAGTTCTTTTAGAACAATATCAGTAACTTCTTCACCTTCACCAGCAGCTCTTTGCCAGCTAGTTCCGTTCCATGTTTCTAGTATTTCAAGGTCTGTATTCCAACGTGTATCACCAACATCCGGTGTTGGTGTTCTTTCGGCTATTGTCCCAAATGGTATAACTATACCTGTTGTAGCATCAAACTTTACATACCCGTCATCTGTTCCTACAAAAGATAAGTTTGTATCGTCAGATGTTAAGTTGGTTATAGTATTTTTATAAAGTTGTATATCATCAATCCTTACAACTCCACTATCTCTACGTAGTTCTAAATCTGAGTTTGAAAGTGTTGTAGTAATAAGATTATCATTTATTAAAATATCTTCGTCGCTTAAACCGTGTAGTTCTAGTCCATAATCGTTTACTTGACCTACTTGGACGCCATCAAAACCAAATGTAATAGCACCCGTTGTTTGATTTGGTCTAATAAATGTTTGTCTATCATCTGAAAATACGCCGCCAAATGCTATGTTTCCTGTGTCAGCATAACCTTCAAACAAGTTTGTTTCCGTATTATATCTCAGGTCAGCAGTTTGCTCTGGACGATTTAAATCAGTATCATTAGGAAGTACAAGTCCAGGGTTGTTGTCTAAGTTTAAAACTTCTGTTACTGGAGTAAGATTAAGTTGTCCGTCAATAGTAGATATAGTGTTACCACTTATTCTAATATTTCCTGTATCAACACGTTCTCCGTCAATGTAAGTAAAGTTAGTATCGTCTCCAACTCGTATGCTACTTACACCGCTAAAAGTTAAATCGCCTGCATCAAAACTTGTTTGTCCTGTTTCAAAGTCAACGTAAAAGTTTTTACCTACTCTAAACGTTCCAGTATGGTCTTGGCTTGTATAATATATTTTACCACTGTTAAGTTCTACTGCTTCATTTGTTTGATTAACAAGTGTTTTATCGTTTTCTGAATCTTTACCTGTACCTATATAAGCCATGTTATGGTTAATAAGATACATCAATGTATTAGCACCGTCTGCAACAGCACCGTAGTTTCCGTATATACTTGCTGAACCTATTGAACGTATTTCTGCACCATAGCGTAGTGTACTATCAGGTAGTTCAAAACCTACACTACCTTGTGTAGCATACAAACTTCTATTTGCATAATATGTAAAACTATTAAGCCATTCTACTCTAACACCATTAGTCATTGTAATACAATCAACACCAGGTGTAATAAATGTTACACTATGGAAAAGCATACTTGCTTCGTTACTTGCTTGTGGGTCTAGTTCGCTACCGTCAATCCAAGCACCCTTACCTGCATCGCCTGTTAAAAATCCTCTTGGATCGCTTGCACTTGTTACACTGCCTTTTGTAATAATAGTACAGTTTCTAATATATGGTGAACGTGTGTTTACAGTTCCGTTAGGTGTAAATCGGAAAGCATATCCTGTGTTTAAAAAACTATCATAATAAAAGTCTTTGATAGTAATATCTTCAATAGTACAATCTTCTTGTATATGGAATACATCTTCACTTTGACTTGAAGTATCTGGTTTAACTATAGTGTTTCTTAAATCTTCACCACGTATAGTTACATGTGGAGGTACAACTAAAGGACATGCTTCTTCATAAGTTCCTGGAAATACATGAATAACACAAGGACCACCTAAACTACTGTCTGCTGCATCTAATGCTCTAGCAATAGTAGCAAATGGATCTTGTGGGTGATCTCCGGAATGTAGATCGTCACCTTCTACACTTACATAAAATATATTTCCTTGACGTAGTGCTAAACTTGTGTCACTAACTGCTACTGCACCGACATCGACTATTCTACCATTTATAAGATTTGTATATAGTTCTAACCAACGTTTTCCTGGTCTACCTAAATCTCTTGTACTGTCTGAATCTGGTATAATATCACTAGCAAGTTCAGCATCAAAGTATACGCTATCTCTATCGTCATCACCGATAGTTAAACTTCCGCCAAATGTAATATCGCCTGTTGCATGTATGTTACCAGTGTTATTCCAGTTTGCTCTAATATCAACTTCGCCTGTTCCGTCTGGTCTTATTTCTATATTTGTATTAGGTGTAGTTGTGCTGATTGTATTAAAGTCAAACTTCAAATCATCTGTTGCAATAGCAGTTGCGTTAATAACATCAAACTGTGCCCAAAGTCTTAAGTCGCCTGCATTACTTCTTATTTCACTGTTTTCTATAGAAATATCGCTAATGTTTGCGTAGTCGTTATTTAAACCTAAACTACCTATAGTACCAGGAATATAAAGTTCGTCACTAGGTGCTTCATTATTCACACCAATCTTATTGTTTACAGCATCTATATGTAATAATGCAGTATCAGTGCTTGTATTTTTGAAGTTGAGATAATCTTTACCAAGGCCTCCTTGATAAAGTTCTAAATTATCTTTTAAGACGCCGCCCCCAATGCGGCCATTTTGTGGTTCTGGCATTCAGTATCTCCTGATACTGTATTTATTTGTCTAGGTTATGAATTATAGTTACTTCTTTGTCTATAGGGACAGCAGATGTAAATTCTACCCACCAGCCAGTGCCTGTTGATGTGTAAGGTGCATTAGGACCTGTAGTATCAACTTCAGCTGTTTGTCTAATACTATAATTGTCAAGCGGTATTTGTATAACATTTTCTACAAGAACAAGTATATTTTCTGCTGCATCTGGAACAGGAAAATTTGAATCTCCACTGTTAAGTTCACCAAATACAGTTTCTGTTGCATCACCTACGCCTAAGTTTTGCCATACTATTCCTGGATCTTGATTTGGTTCTTTAAATCGTATTTCTCTCCAGGCACCATTTTGATATACTTCAAACTGATTGTCTGTAGTATTATATCTCATCATACCATTAATATTAGTTGTAGGTCTTTGATTTTGGGGAGTTCCAGCACCAAATGCTTCGTCTCCTGTACCTTTAGGCACAATCATACTATTAGTACTCTCAACAGTTACTAAGTCGTCAATAGCATACTTAACGCCTTTCCCTGCAATGTTTCTTAAATTTGTATTTTGTGCCTTGAGTAATCTCATATTATACTTCCAAATAACTTACCGTTGCTGATAAATCTGTAAGTCCTGCTCCGATATTAGGTTCTGCAACAAAACTAATTTTATCACCTTCTTCTAGTATTATTCTTTCACTATCAAAAGTAAATGTTTCTTCTGCAGGCAATGTTAAGTTGTTTACAACTCTAGTTATTGCATTATCTAACGGATCTCCACTAGGAATAAAATGCAAATCAAAACTTGCATCATCAGTTCCGTCATTATTACAAACTAATATGTTTGTAATCGCATAAGTTTTTCCTGCAGGAACAGTTAGTATATCTAGTTGTGTTGATGTAAGTTGTGCGTTAACTATTGCCATTTCTGTTCCTTAAAATAACATTCCAAAAAGGAGTGCTCTATTCTTACTTACTAGTTCGTCTCTAGTTTCATTCTCATTTACGAAATATATACCAGTTTTTCCAGTATATTCATCTGACACATATATTTTTGCGCCGTCTGTTGGTGCTAAAGGCTCAACTAAAAAGTCGCCTGCACCCGGAGTACTGTTTATATGTAGTGTATCATCTATTCTAACTGACCCTGTTCCCCAAGCTCTAAGTAGCAAGTCGTCTGAATCAGTTGTTATAGTTTCTAATGTAGTACCAGTGATTCTTAAATCTTTAAAGTTCCACTCGTCTTCATAAACTGTAGATATTACATTACCGTCAATACTAAATGTAATATTACTTAATGCAGCACCACTACCGTCTGGAGATGGTTCGCTATCTGCAACAACAATACTTGAAGGACTAGTAACACCGTCACCGATCTGTTTCAAGAAAACTGTAGCAAATGCTGTACTAATAGCATCGTCTACATATTTTTTGTTAGTAATATCGTCGTCATCAGTAACTTGGGTTTCATAGTTAACTGTACCACTTACTGTAATAACTCCAGTACCACTGTTTATTAAATGTAAATCACTACCAGCAGTGTTAATATGGTTTGTTCTAATGCCACTTACTGCACCGCTATCTAATCTAAATGCAAACAGACCTCCTGTATTAACAGGATCTGTAAGATTATCGTCATAGACCATAAATGCATTTAGTAAAGTGCCACGGTCAATTTCAATACCAGAACTGTTTGACGGATCTGTAATACCGGCGCCAACTTCTCCTTTATTAAGTACAATAATATTGTCCTCAATAGTCATATTAGTTGTATTAACTGTAGTAGTTTCTCCTAATACAGTTAAATCGCCGGTTATTACAACTGTTCCTTCTTCTGTGCCGGTGTCGAGAGTTATTTGACCACCATTTTGTACTGTGATCTTATAATCTCCGCCATCAACTCTAAAGAACTTTGACATGTGTTATCCTTAGATTGCTGTTAGACGTAATACTGTGTCAGTTGAATCGTCTTCTAGTTCCCATGTATAACGAGTGTTATCAAAGTCGACTGCTGTTCTATTGAATAGTTTTTGTACTACTTTGCGTCCGCCGCCTGTATCCATTGCTTCAATAACCATTTCGCCTGCTGCGATAGATGCTGTTGCTTTGTTAACTAAACGACATACTGCTGTTGCAGTACCTGCATTGTTAGATACTGTGAACTTGTTAGTTCCTCTTTGGTCTACAATGTATGCTTTTTCATCGATACCACCATCTACATATGCACGAACTGTAATGTTAGTGCCGTCTGCTGGATCTCCGAAGTTTCTTTTATTTACTGGACGTCCCATTTGTTTCTCCTATTTTGACGTTCTAAGTCTACGCGGTTGAACGATCTTCCGCATAAGTCCTCTTCATCGAGGCTCTTTCTCGACAATAGTATTTATCAAATAAAGAAAAAGCCCGACACAGTTAAGCATCGGGCTTTATAAAATAAGGGTGGGTGAAGGACTTGGGTTTACCTCCAACTAAGCGTCCAGATACCGTTTCATCTATCGCCTAGAACCTCAGTTCTGCTTAGTATCGCAGTTTGCGTACTGCTTGTCTCCAAACTCTACGCCGGGCACTACCCCTAACCAAGTGCGCTTATCTCCTCTAGAGTGGAAATTATTAGCGCCAACCCATATAACAACGTCTTGTTATATTATTAATATAACATCATACAAATAAAAGTCAACCTTTTTTTAATAAAAAGTTAATCTTTTTTTCACGATATTGTTTGATTAGTCTTTTGAAGTACCAAAACGTTAATCGATCCATTACACTTCTCCTAGTTAAAGGTTAAAGTGCGTTCCTTCGCAGTATGCTACTTCCGTCCCGTAGGATGAACGTAAAAATATTTAGTCATAAAAAAAGGCCCCGTAGGGCCTTTTTTCGTTTTAGTTAAGTTATAACTTAGCTGAAGCTTAGGTTACCACTGTTAACTTCTACCTTTTCTAGGTAGTCAGCTGCGTTACCTAGAGATGAAGCAGTATTTGATAGCTCAACATATCCATAACGTGTCATGAATGAAACTGTTGGCTCAAATGTGCCTGGATCTAGGACAACACCTGAAGACATTAGTGGGATATATGGGCAGTAGAACGCTGCTGCGTCTGACTCGCTTGAACCCTTATAACCAACTAGTACGTCATCATCTGCTGCATATGTGTTAACGTAAACTTTCATTGCGTTGTTCAATGTACCAACCATTTTAGTGTTTGTTGGTGCTTCGAATGTACCTTCAGTTGTACGTGCAAATGCTGATGTTGTTGCTGACTGTAGAACAGTTAGGATAGCTGGAGATACAACTGCCCAGTTACCTGCACCGCGTCTTGTACGCTGTGCAATACGGTTTGCTGCTCTGTTGACTAGAACTGCAAGTGCTGCATGCTCGTCACCAACAAAAGTAGCTGTACCGCTAACTGCTGCTTGGTTGAATGTATCTGTACCAGTACCAGCAAGAGTACTTAGAGATGCTAGGACCTCTTGGTCGATTTCAGCAGTAATCTCTTGAGCAAGTGCTGCCATGATTTCTGCTTCAACATCGATACCGTGCTGTGACTGTGCATCCTGTGCTGATTCAAATGTCCAGCGAGCTGATAGCTTTCTGGATTTTGCTTCTACAGTTTGCTTCAAGATTTGAATGCTTAGTCTGTTTCCAGCTTCGCCTTCTAGTGCTGCTGTTGCATCAGCTTTTGCAGTTGTTGCATTACCTGAATATGCTTCAGCAATCTTGAATGGTGAAAGTGCTTCTTCACCAGCTACTGCACCAGCTGCACCTGTACCTGCTGTGTCGCTGTAGCGAACACGTAGAGTATGGATTTGACCAACTGGACCAGTCATTGGTTGTACACCAACAAGTTCATTTGCAATGACTGTTGGCATAACACGTCTGATCACTGGAAGGATCACACGATTTAGTGTTGCGACGTTACCGGCGGATGTAGCACCAGCTGTAGCAGTCTCTGACAAATACTGTCTTGTATTTTCTAGAGTAGCAGCCATAACTGACTTCTTGTTGCCTTGAAGGCCTTCAAGTAGTGCGCTCTTTGTATCCTGCCAGCGACTTTCTAGTAGTTCTGACATTATTATCTCCTTAATTTAATCCAGCTAAACGACGAATGTCAACTACGACACCATCATCTGCTGTTGAACTAACGTTAGTTGTGTTTTCTCTATTGCCTGTTATTTCTTTTGCCTCTGATAGGACCTTCTTCTTGGCTGGAGTGTTACCGTCGATAACCGCTGGTAGGTACTTGTCAAACTGTGTACGTAAACGTGCAGTTTGAACTGATTCCAGTAAGTCTGTCATAATCTCTCGTTGGTCTTTGCCTAGTGGCGCAACCAACTCGTTCATAATCTTTTCACGTTGTGCTGATTCAACTAAACGCTGCTTTTCTTTGTTTGTTGATTCTGCTAGTGTCTTTGCTTTCGCAGCAAATGCTTTTGCTTCTGCAAGTTGCTTGTCTTTAGCAGTAAGTACTTGCATTAGTTTTGCAGTTTCTGAATTTTCATTTAAATATGAACTTCCATATTCTGCTGCAAATGCTTCGAAGATTTTACGACCAAAGTCGTTTCTACGTGCTGTGTCAATATCTTCTTTAAGTGAAGTAATTTCACTCTTAAGTGATTTACCAACCATTTCTGATACTGCTGTAGCACTTCTTTCGATAAAGTCTCGTTTGACTTTAGCAAAGTGGGTTTTAGCTTCACGTACTAAACGTACTTTTGTTTCAGCTAAGTCTTTTTTGTCTTCATAAAATTCTGCAATTTCATTAGATAGAGCGTCTACTACAAATTCTTCTAGCTTTGCATAGTTTTCTTGCATAGCTACTTTATCTGCACGTAGTTCTGAAATTTCTGATTTAAGTTGTTCAACAACAAATCCTTTAAGAAGGTCTGCATTTTCACGCATAGCAATAGCATATTTTGCTTTTGCTTCAGCTAATTGCTGACGATCTTCTTGGAACTCATTAATTTCAGCTGAGAGGCTTTCTTCTAGTAAAGTGTCAATTGCTTCGACCATTGTCTGCTTATCATGCTCATACTTCTGTGCGAATTCTTCGCGAAGTTCAGCAGTAGCAGCACGGCGATTTTCAGCAATCTTGCTTTCCCAAGCTTCTTCAATTTGTGCTCTGACTTCTTCAT